TTTAACGGGATACAAAACATACATAGAAGGTCACGGTGAGTTTTGTACGAGCGAAAGTAACGTCTATACTTCGGGTTATGAATCGTATAAGGCATTCAATAAGAATTCGACCGGTACTTCTGGAAATTGGTGGACACAATCCGACGCGGGAATTGTACCCAGTTATAACACATCGAGTGGAGATTTCTCATACTTTTCCTACAACTCGCAATATTCTACAAACGTAGAAGGTGCTACTAAAATGGGACACTGGCTCCAAATAGAGTTTCCGTATAAAATTAACTATAGGTATTCGGATATCCAAGCTCCGCACCATAGTATAGGTCGTCAACCACGGGCTGGATATATCCTTGGGAGTAATGATCTAACGGGTGTATGGACATCGTTACACAATTTTACGAATGTGACGAGGACACATGCATACGAAAGTGTTAGGTACACTCCCCCGACCGTATCTACACAAACATTCAAGTATTTCCGTCTCGTCATAGAAGAATTGAACGGTGATCAATATGCGGGAATAGCTCGGTGGGATATTTTCGGCACCCGCGAGCAGGGTCAATCCGTAATCCACGATGGTCAACTGACGCTCACGAAAAACCTCGACGTTCCCCGGATAGGGCCACCCTTAGACGCGGACGATACACCGAGGCGGGACCGACTCGTGGTGGAATACAATACCTCGTCGAACCCCACGTTCGAGGGGGCTGTGCGCGACACGAGTGGGAGGGGGTTGGATGGTATAATGCATACCGCAACGTACGATGCGACTGGGAAGGAGATAAAATCTAACGGTAACAGTGGAACGTCTAATAGTGGTCCCGCGGGTACCACTTCAAATGCGAGCTACAACGACTACGGTTCGTTTGAAACAGTCTTACCACCACTTCAGGGAAATCCTGTATTTACAGTTTCGGGGTGGTTTAAGCAAAATACCATCGCAAATTTACAAATTCCTTGGTTAATAGGTAGAGATGTACGTATTACCGCATCACCGGGTTCGGGTCAGAATACTAAAATGTCTTGGTTTGGAGTAGAGTCTAACGGTCGTCCAAGGATCGCCATTGGAGGAGGTGGAAATTTAGAATTATACTACACATCTGGAAGTATACAAGCGGGAAGGTGGCATCATATGGTTATTACAGTACAACCATCGGGAACGAGTACGGTTGCGGGTGACGTAACGTTTTATTTAGATGGTGCATCACAATCAACATCAAGTACCTCTGGATCTTCTGGAGATATAGACTTAGGAGGTGGTGCTCCCCCGAGAATGCATTGGTTTTGGCAAGAGTCTACTACCGTGTATTATGATGGATCTGCGTCTAATATTAAAGTCTACGACACAGCCCTCACAGCCGGAGAGGTCAAGACCCTTTACGATATGGGTCGTATGGGAGGTGAAGCGAACCCCCAACGCCTTCACATCGCGGCACCTTTGGATGTTAGGGGTGATATACATGGTGGGTGTCCGGTGTATTTCCAAGCTTTATATAATGCTAATTTACAAGCTGCACGTTATGACGTCGCCCCATACGGAACTTTAATACCATTTAATAAAGTATTCGAACATAAAGGCGATTGTTTTGATACCTCAACGGGACTTTTTACGGCTCCTATAGATGGACTGTATAGTTTCGGGTATTCGGTGAGAAAACGAGGTGGATCGTATGATGATTTTTGGACATATATTCAGAAGAATGGTTCTCCACTGAACGGCACTAACAATTCACCGGGAAGAGTATATGTCGCGTCCTCTACTTCAGGGCCAGAGTCTGTTTTTGCATCTCAAAGATTTATTTTAGATTTATCGGCGGGTGATACGGTTGGAGTCATTATAGCAACTGTCAACGGTTTAAACGCGCAAATATCTAATGGCTATAACTCTTTTCATGGGTACTATGTTGGAAGGGGTAACGGTTCATTCGGTAGTTATTCGTATTAAAAAAATGTAAATTAATAGTAATGGATTCTGAAACATTACAGGATCTTGTTTATCAAACGATAAAATTGTTAAGTCCCGAAGTACCCGGTGGTATAAGCTGGCTCGATACATATGAGTCCATAAAGTTTCCTGAGGGTTACGAAAAACCCTCAAAGGAGGAGTTCGAAGCCAAGCTCCAAGAACTCGTAGCGGCTCAACCTATGAAGAATCTTCGCAAAGAACGCGACGATCTCCTCGTTAAAACGGATAAGTACGCCCTTCCCGATTGGCCGCATGAATCTCTCGAAAAACAAAGGGAATGGCTCGAGTATCGCCAAGCCCTTCGGGACCTTCCCGCGAATACGGAAGATCCAGCGAACCCTGTTTGGCCAACAGTCCCAACTGCATAGCAGTTGTCCCCACACCTAATAACACGTAAATCATTTCTTACGTTATATTAGATGTCTATCAATAATCTGAATACGTACTTGAACGTCAGGGACGCCCACCTTCGGGTGGTTTCAGGAAACGTCTACGCGCAAGCGATGAATATTGGTGGAATAAATGTAGAGACCGCACACGGTCTCCAGAGTGTTTCGGATACGGGAAACGTTACTTCGAACACTCTACAATTCTCCAATGCGACAACAGGCTTCGTGACGACCGCGAACGTCCAGATCGGACGGGACCTCATAGTCACTGGAAACGCCACCGTTTCGACTGATTTAACCGTGAGTGCAAATGCTACGGTCACGGATACACTCGCCGTTTCCGAGCACTTAATCGCTTCGAAAGAAGCAACAGTCACGGGTAATTTACACGTCACGACGATTCGATCGGATTCGAATGTCGTCGCCGATTACACGGGACCCCACGATCGACCCCTTCGGAAGTACCCGGAGGTGGCTTTGACTGCCGATGATAATTTATCTACGTCGGGGTACAAAGCAAGTGTGAGTAGTTTACTCACGGGTAACAACGGATATAGGGCATTTGATGCGACTGGAGCTACGTCATATTGGCATTCGCAATATCCTTACTATACATTCGTGACAGGAACATATAACCCGGGACAGTCGGCACTCGGCACTGGTACACCCGCGAATGGAACAACTCTTCCAACAACTGAGCTTATTTCTGGACATCAAGGAGAATGGATAAAATTACAAATGCCTAAAAAGATTAAACTCGAAGAAGTTCGCGTCTATGCGAGTCATCGCGTTGCCGCTGGTATAAATGTTTACCAAATGCCCAAGGATATTGCTATAGCCGGTAGTAATGATGGAACTAACTGGTACCTTGTTGATTCGGGTACGTTACGAACGGGTATCCGAGAATCTTACGGAATGGCTTCTTTATCCGTAACTACATCTTCTTATTATAGTTATCTCGCACTCATCGTAAAAACTACAGATAATCAGGGTGCTAACTATTCGGCGATTGAAATTGCAAACATTGAATATTATGGTCGAGAAGAAGGCAGTGGCTCCCTAGACACCACCCTAAAGACCGTGTTCAACGTGCCGGCGACCACGGGGACCCAGTTGGAGGTCTACTATGATGCGAAAAATTATACGAGTGGTACGGTTACTGATGAATCGCCTAATAGTTATGTAGGAACTCTCAACGGTAATACACAACTTGAAACGGTAGACGGTATTAAAGCGTTTACATTTGATGGTAATGGAGATACTATTACAGGAACCGTCTCAGGTGCTTCGGGTGAATACGTCCATTCCATAGTATTTTGGGTTAAGTTTGAAGATTTAGTTGCTACTGGAAATCAGGGATATACGTTATTCGAAATGGGTCCAAGAGCTCAAGATGAAATGATAGGTTTGTACGCAGAATCGGATATGATAAATTATTATTTTTACAGTAACGATAACTCCTATGTTCTAAACGGTGTTTCATTTGGAAGTCTGGTCAACAATCAGTGGTATCAGATAGCAGCTACATATTCAGGTGGCTCCGACATATCGAACCGTAAAATTTACATCAATGGAAATGAAATTGCCAGAACTACACATGGGGGTGCATCCAGTGGACCGTTATCACTCACGAACGGTAATTTCACTATCGGTGATATCTCGGGGGGTGGTGGGTCCAACGATTTCAAAGGTTCCATCGCGAACTTCCGTCTCTACTCCAAGGCCCTGAACCCTGACCAAGTGAAGGAACTCTACGATTTCCAAAAAGACTATTTCTTGGGGTCCAAATCCCAAGTGACACTGTACAAGGGACACTTGGGTGTGGGCGTCACCGAACCCTCGGGACAACTCGAGTTGGCGGGAGATGAGCGGATTCAAGAGTATCCTCCTATGGCTATGACTGGATGGGAAACGTATATGGAAGGTCATGGGGTATTTAGAGCTGGCAAAAGTGGTCATGACGCTTATTTAGGGACTTGGGATAGATGGAAAGTTTTCAATAAAGGCTTCACCGCGAGCGGTGGCACCACGGGTGATGCTTATCACGGTGAACAGTCTTATAGTTCATCGACTGGTTTATACACTGGTTCGGAAAGCTTAGGTGGTATATCTGGTGATTACTTTATTCTCGATATGCCATATAAAATATCATTAAAACATATAAACGTAACATCAGCTAACCAGAATCGTTCACCAACAGAATTCATTATTCTAGGAAGTAATAATGGTTCAACGTGGACACAAATAAAAAGTTTCTCTTCTTCATTTACTAGTGCGGGTCAAACATTACCATTCCAGGTAAATAGTACCGAATATTTTAGTTATTTTGGATTAGTGGTAACAAAAATCGTCGCATCAGATGGATATTTTATGCTTTCCGAATGGCAACTCTTCGGCACCCCTGACTCCACGACCCTCGATAAGGGTTCGCTGACGCTAGGGAGGTCCCTCGATGTGCCCCGCGTTTCGCGGTACGACGTGGATACGGAAACCCCGAGACCCGAGAAGTTGGATGTGGAATTCGATACCACTGTCAATTCCTCACCCACAGACATCTCGGGGAAGGGGAATCATGGGACATTTAATGGTGCCTCCTACGTCGCAGCGGATAAGGCGTTTCTTTTTGATGGAAGCACCGATCGCATAGATGCTACTCATACGTTAGGAACGGGAAATTTAGTTTTTTCAGAATCAGTGTGGGTAAAGTTTGATTCACCGCTTAGTTCATCAACTGGAAAATTCGTAGGTCTAGGAAGTGTTACCGGTTCTACGTATAATGGTCATATGTTATCGGTAGCCGGTGATGGTAAATTGTACGTAGACAATTACGCATCTTATTGCAATACCCCGAGCGGTACAATTGAAGCAAACAGGTGGTATCATATAGTTTATGCTAGAACGGCGGGGTCGGCTAATTCACCGACAAATAATCATATATACGTAAATGGCGTTAAAATAGATATGTCTGGGACACAGAGTGCAAACCAAGGTGATCTAAATATTCAAGATTTCGACAGTGATGCTTATACAGCTAATTATATTCATGTGGGTGGTAATCCAAATGGATACTTCAAAGGTAAAATTTCCAATTACAAACTTTATTCAGTTTGCCTGGAACCCTCGGAGATCAAGAAGTTGTACCGTCTCGGCCGAACCGGGCGGTCTATGGTCATCAGCGACACGGCCGTCGGCATCGGGAAAGTCCCTGAAGCTCAGCTGGACATACGAGGAAATTTAAAACTCAATGGTCTTGTGATGCCGCACATCATAGCGGGTTCGTGGGGTATGACAGGTGGTAATCCATCTACCACAACAATATACATGAATGAAGGAAACTGTATACAATCTATTTCTAATCAAAACGTCGCTGGACAGGGGAATGGAATAAGTGGTAATAGAGGTCGAATTACGGCACCAGTTACTGGTTTGTACAATATATCGTTTAATTTTGTTTCCGGAACCAGGAATAGTTCAAGTTATCTAGGTTCATACTCTGCCAGTGGCGGAGCTATTTTAACATCACCAATGGGTTCTTATAGAGAGATGTTTGACATGCGATCGACCGATAATGTACAAGAATCTTACGCATACACCATGTGTGCCAAAATGGATGCTGGTGATAAAGTGAAATTTTCTACTTATAGTTCATCATATGTTGACAGTAGTGCTTTCATTGTCGGAAGTGTACACCTGATTTATGCCATTCCGCGTGCGACGTGGTAATAATTTCGTTCGTATATTATAGATGACACCACAAGAAGTTCTTCAGTGTGTATGTGAACTCAGACCTAATAACACTTTTTACTTCGACGGTGACTGTACGATTGATAATATAGTTTGGGATTCGGATGGTGTGACGTTACCAACAACTTCAGAAATAGAGGAACACTGGAGAGGGGTCTCTAGAATAAAATCAATGAAAGAACTCCGCCAAGAACGTAACCAACGCCTCGCCGATGTGGATTGGATCTTTTCAGAAGATTATGCGATCGATGACGCGTCGTACCAACAATGGCTCACGTACCGTAAAGCTTTACGCGACCTTCCCGCGGTGACCGAGGATCCAGAGAATCCCGTTTGGCCTTCGAGACCACCTTTACCCACAGGTACCACTGATAATAAAGAACTGGTTCTACGGAATATACGAATCGAAAACATGCAATTACGCCAAAAACTTACTTTATGTCAAAATAAAGTTACACACCTTAGCCAACTTTTAGCATCCGTGATCAGTCGTGTCGAAGCACTTGAAACAGCTACTTAAACGTTACGTACGCGAGTATTATAAGTATGAATATAATAGATGCATGCGGGTTATTGGGATCCATCGTCATAGTTCTCATGTTCATACCAGAAATACATCACGTGTACAAACACAAAGACGCAAAAGCTATTAACTACACCTTTTTGCATTTAAATCTAACCGCGAGTATACTATCACTCGTGTTCTCCATATATTATAACGTAATACCAATGACTATTACGAATATTGCTGCGGGTATATTTTCACTACTCATGTACTACTTCAAGTACTTATATGAGGTTAAAGAATTTAATCAAATTAATGATATATCCGCTCCTATAGTGTAGTTGGTCAACACTGTGGACTTTGAATCCACCGCCCCAAGTTCGAATCTTGGTGGGAGCTTATTCGGGTCGAGAGGGGGGTCGGTGTCCCTGACTTTTGGGACCAACTATTGAAATACGGGGCATCGGCAAAGGCCAACTCTAACTCAAAATTCGAATAACCGTGATTACCTGGCTGGCGAGTGCCTTTTTAGGACGTCCCACACTTCGTACCCAGTGATCACAAACCGGATCATATGTGGGAGACTCTTAAGACTGTTCACCTTAAGGAGGCTCCCTGAACAAGCATATGTGATGGCCCTCACCCTCTCTTAGCTCAGTCGGTAGAGCTGTGGACTGTAGTTCCAATGGTCACTAGTTCGATTCTAGTAGAGAGGACCATTCCTCTGTAGCTCAGCTGGTAGAGCGACAGGCTGTTAACCTGTAGGTCGTCGGTTCGAACCCGGCCGGAGGAGAAACTCACACCTTTTACTTTCGCAACCCGGATGTAAAAGATGTTTTAGAATAGTAGGGATGAAATATATCGCTCACCGAGGAATTTCTAATAAGCATGAAGATAACACCGTACCAGCAATAAAAGAAGCTTTAGACCGCGAATATTATGGAATCGAAATAGATGTGCAGTTATGCAAAACGGGAGAACTGATTTTGTACCATGACGTGTATACATCCGAAGGGTTCGTAAACGAACTCACAATTGACGAATTGAAGAACGTGGGTATTTATTCTTTACAGGAAATTTACGACACTCTACCGGGAATACGTGATGTAGTACTCATAGTCGATATTAAGGGTAACGACCCACTCGTCGCTTTCGCGTTACAGCGATTTTATCAAGACGAGGATACCAGTAAAGTTTACTTTTCTAGTTTCAACCGTAAACTCGTGACACTATTACCCTCAAATTTTAACACAGGTACGACGCTCGAAACGACTTTTGTGCCACACGAATTCGATATGGTGACCAAGGGTGTTCAATGCGTAGTACTTCACTGGACATCTCTAGATTGTGAATTCATAGCGCATTGCAAAGCACGTGATATCCAGGTGTTTACGTATACCCATAAAGAACCACAGGAACATGAGTACATGTTACGGTACGATGTAGATGCAATAATTACCAATGGATAAAGATCTTTACTAATTATAGATGAGTGAAACGAATCACCACGTCCTCACAGGAAAGGTGGATATCACCAGTAATTTACTGGTGGGCTCTTCACATCTATTCGTGGATACACGGAATAATCGCGTAGGTTTGGTTACCACAGATCCTGATGCAGGTTTACACGTAAATAGCAATGCATATGTGAACACAGATCTCCGCGTAGGAAGTGATGTCGTCATCAACGATAGCGCAAACCCGGGACGTATCACAGCGACCGAATTTGTAGGTGACGGATCGGGGTTACAGAATACACCACCCGGACCCGCGGCGACGATAGACGGTGTATCCGCAACGACCGGACCCGCGGGAACGAATGCATCCGCAACAAATTCGGGTACAAATTCTGCGGCCGTTTTTGACTTTGTAATTCCGAGAGGTGATACGGGAGCCACAGGTCCAACGGGTCCTACGGGTCCAACGGGTCCTGTAGGTCCTACGGGTCCTACGGGTCCCACTGGATTAACCGGTGCTCAAGGTCCGACTGGTGATACAGGTCCCACCGGTGATACCGGTCCCACAGGTCCTCCAGGTCCAACGGGACCCCCTGGTCCAACTGGACCAACCGGACCAACCGGACCAACCGGACCAACTGGGCCAACCGGACCGGATGGTCTCACTGGTACGACTGGAGCTCCGGGTCCTACCGGTTCCGACGGAACCAATTATTTCACGTTAAGTGGATCAGATATTTATAGGTCTACGGGGAATGTGGGAATCGGGACAACAAGTGCCGATACAAAGTTACATTTATATGCAACTGGTTCTGGAAATGTCTTGGATTTCAAAATGTCTGGATCATGGAGTTCCGGAGTCTATTATAGAATTATCGGATTCAATGAAGACAAACAAATACAGTTTAGTTACAACGATGGTATGTGGTTAAGTGATAATAATTCCATTCGTTTCGGGTGTGGGGGTACAAAGGCGACGTCAGGTGTTTATTCGGAACGTATGCGCATTACTAACGGTGGAAATGTTGGGGTCGGGATGGTGAGTCCGCAGGATAAGTTGCATACGGATATAATAAGAATAGGAGATTGGAATGGGGGTGGAAATGGGTTTAGATTTTCGATGGACACGAACGCCTCTTTACGAATACAGTATATGAGTGGTCAGACGGTGCATAGTAATATAATGAGTTTAAAATATGATACTGGAAATGTCGGTATCGGGGTGACGTCAGCTAATACTCAATTGGAAGTTGACGGAGATATACGTGTCAGTGGAGGAACGTATAGTAGTTATGTTCAAATCAATAATGGTGGAAGTATATGGAGAAATTATAACGGTGTTAGTGGTGCAGGTTTACACTTTACGGGTGGGGCCGTGATTCCTGCAGATCACAATGGAGGTAACCATGGAGGTAACAACATAGATCTTGGGCATACATCGTATAAGTGGAGAAACTTATACGTTCATAGCCAAGTTAACGCTGCTGGATCTTTGTACACCGGTGGATCCACACAATCAAGCTCGTATTACATAACAGGTGCGGGTACTCATTTATATAACGCGGGTGGGCTTTGGGGGATGAGATACAACAACCCGTCCTACTCATGGCATAGGTGGAATGGAGCTCATCATTTAGACGTATTTTCAAATTCCTCGTTCACTGCGGGGGGTGTACCTTTATATCTTAATTATTATTCCGGTGCTCAAGTGCGGCTAAATAATACACATTACGCGAGTGACGATAGAATCAAAACAAACGAACGTTACATAACGAATGCGACACAGACACTTCTTAAATTAAAACCACAGATATACGATAAGGCTGTAAATTTAGGATGTGAATCTAACGAAACGAGAGTTGAATCAGGGCTCATCGCACAAGATGTTTACTACGATACACCAGAGCTTAGGCATCTCGTAGGGTATCATGACGATGCCGAAATACCCGACGAAAAACCATACGTAGATGACGATCCTCAGAAAGACCCCGATTATTCTATGTGGGGTAGTAAATCCGCTGCGGTTGATTACGTAGGTCTCATAGCATACCTCGTCAAATCTAATCAGGAAATTTATGGAGAGCTCCAAATTACAAAAGATAAAGCTCATAACGCTTTACAAACGGTAGCTGATATGGACACACGTCTCAGAGATCATGAAAATAACGTTCAAGCGCTGACCACAATGTTAGAAGAGGAGCGGCAGAAGTTTCAGGATTACGTGGCGAAATCTCCAGATGAGATGATCCAAACCTTGTACACGCGATTGGCTGAGCTCGAAAAGCGAATCGCTTAAAGATTGCGTTTGTATAAAAAGTACAATGTCCTGCATTGCTGCGCTCAAGCCTATCGTCGCTGTTAACACACCGTCTAAGATCAAGTCCAAGCCTATGACGACTTCTTCTCGAGTTCCCCCTCTTAAGAAGGTTGAACGTCCTAATGATTTCCTCTCTGTTGCAGAGCGTGTAAACGGTCGCGCAGCTATGATTGGATTTACCGCCGCGGTGATTGATGAAGTTATGACCGGTAACTCTATCAGCACACAGTTCCACGATAACGTCGGACTCTCCGTCGCAGTCGCAGCTCTCGCATTCCTAGGTACAGCAGCCAACCCTAATGATGAGGGCTACATTCAGGGGTTTTGGAAGCCTGAAACGGAACTCGTGAACGGTAGACTCGCTATGATTGGAATAGTTTCGCTACTTCTTACCGAGTCTCTTCATCCTCATGTCCCCCTATTCTAATGCTTAAAAAAATAAAACCGTAGTATAATATAAAACATGTCAGGTGGAATCGCACAACTCGTGGCAATCGGTGCTCAGGATGCCCATATTGTTGGAAAACCCGAGGTGTCATTTTTCCGTTCTACATACAAACGTCATACGAATTTTTCTCAGACCGTCGAGAAGCAGGTTATCCAGGGTAACCCCACCGCGAACGGTATGTCGACTGTCCGATTTGAGCGCAAGGGCGATCTTCTCGGGTACGTCTACCTCGCGCCCCGCAGTGGAACTGCTTCGTATTCTCCCGCCGAGTGGATTGGTCGCATCGCCAAGGTCGAGTGGTTAGTGGGTGGTCAGGTCATTGATACTCAAGAGAGTCACTTTTCTCAGTACATCGCGCCTACCGTTTTTGCGCAAAACACCTCCAAGTCCAAGGGTGGCTATGGCGAGGCCGCCAAGAGCCGATTTTATCCTCTCAGATTCTCGTTTTGTGAAAATGTGCAGTCTGCCCTGCCCCTAGTCAGTCTTCAATACCACGATGTGGAGCTTCGTATTACTTGGGGACCCGATCTTACAGGTACGTGGGAGTGCTTCGCGAATTTCATCTATCTCGATACCGACGAGCGCGGTGCCCTCGCGAACACTCCTCAGAACATGCTCATCACCCAGACTCAGAAGTCTATCGCTTCTGGCTCGACTGTTCAGGAAATCAATATGAACCATCCCGTAAAGTATTTAACTTCTTATCACCCTGCGGTATTAGGTGTCGCTAATGATAATTCTAAGATTAAGCTTCAGATTAACGGCACTGATGTTACCGACTTCAAGTACACTGATCCTCATTACACGGCGATCAGCGAGTATTACCACACGTCGTCTTCCAAGCCCCTAGAGATCGTCACTACCACGACGACTTCTTCCGCGGCTCCTACTATCAGCGCGGTTGGTGAAGTTCAGGCTGCGATTAACGGTTTAACTTACACGTCTACCACGACCATTGCCGCCGACGGTGCTTCCAAGAAACTTTTCATCTACCCCTTCTGCTTAGACACTGGTAAGCTTCAGCCTACAGGCTCGTTGAATTTCAGCCGATTGGACAGCGCTCGCCTTTTAACTGAAGGTGGCCCTGGTTTCGATGCCGATGTGTACGGTGTAAATCTTAACATTTTACGCATAGAAAATGGTATGGGTGGTTTAATGTACAGCAACTAAATGAACACATAGTATTTTCCCAACTAGTATTAAATGTGGGGATTCTTATTTCTCGTATTTTTCGTTTTTATGATCACCTACGATCCTAAATCCGGAACACTTAATAAATATATTCCAGTAGAGAATGCAAAATGCAAAGATGGTCATTACCAGGAAATACAATTTGGACAACAGGGATATCAGTGCCCAACCACTGAAAGATCCAATATGGGTGTAATTGTATCTACTTAAAAACAAGATGACCGTAATAATTACAGCATGTTTGCATTTGATCGCGAGACCGCACTTCTCGTAGCCGTAGCCGTTTGTGTTGTTGCATCTGTTTATATGTACCGTGAACTCAGACGTTCTAAGGATGATATCACCCAAATTAAGGATGTTCTCGATCGCGCAGCCGAGGAAGATGAGATGTATATGGAACAGGAAGAGAGCGGTGCACACGCGCCGGCGGCGAATCTAGATGACGCTGGTCAGGGTGCGGCCCCCACTTTTGACCCGCAGAATCAACCCATGATGACCATGGGAGCTATGTCTATGCCTGAGAAACTTTCGCCTCAATAATCTTATCAGGGGATTGTAGAGGCTAATGAGCAATGAAAAAACATAAAGCTATAGCTATACCCGTAACGTTTGCTGGTGATACACCCCGTTTTCTCACGGTGCGAGACAAAAGATTCAAAGAGTGGATTTTTGTAACCGGGGGATGTAGACGTCGCGAGATCTTTTGTCCTATACGATGTGCATTACGTGAACTAGAGGAAGAGACTAGGGGGGTCGTCTCTTTAAAAAGCGGAGAATATACCAGTTATTCATTTACAGTAAAAGAAAGCCCCAGTGTCGAACTAGAGTATACAGTATTTATATTTTTTGTTGATTATTCAAAAACTGAACAATTAGAGCTTATACGCAGGTTTAACGAAGAAAAGTATAAAATGCAGACTAAGAAAATACACATGAAAAGAACGTATGACGAGAATGATTTTATGAGCTTCGATACATTACATGAATTCAATGTACGAAGATGTTGGGATCGAATTGTAAAAAACGTCGTGAACAACCCAGAATTTTACGCATGCGTGACTTCTCTTAACAGAAAAACCTTTTCTATAAAATAATGAAGTCGAAGAACTATATCCTTCAGCAAATTAAAGAACTGTTAATCGATAGGAAGTCTTATAGCGAAGAGAGAGCGGAGCAATATATAGAAAATATTAGAACTAAAACAGTCTACGAACTTTTAGTAGAAAAAAAAGAACTTAGTACTCAAGAGGAAGAATATAGGGACGTATCGTGCAGGACTTCTATATGGCACGAAGAAGAGTATTAAAAGAAAACCCCTATACAAATGTAAGTATGTTTAGATCTAGGTGTCTGAAAGACGGTTTCGTCTTTAAGGAAGGCTCCAATCTATCACATGTGCTCATGGACGGTGGATCTAATAGCCGTCTATCTGTTCCTTTTGATAGATTGAATGAATTTTACTCGATATATGTTGACTGTGTGAAATCCGGTGAACGTGTCTGTCTTGTTGAACAGAAAACGGATACGTTTAACTTTTTCGTCGATCTCGATTATAAAGATACAGAAGATATACCATTCGAGCGACTCGAAGAGTATACCCGTACAATTTGTGACCGCGTTACGCATTTTGGTGGAAAAGATGTTCTCATATCCGTGGCTGAACCAAAATCGTGTGGTGAAGGTGTGATTAAGTATGGTATTCACATGAACTGGCCCGATTTTGTCGTCGATCACGGATCGGCTATGGCGCTACATTCTCACATCGTATCGTCCCTGAACCTGATGTTTCCGGGTAAGTCGTGGAGTGATATAGTGGACACGGCCGTGTACGGGGGTGGGCGACGAACCTCTAAAGGTAGTGGTTTTCGGATGCCATGGGCTCATAAGTATGTTAAGCGTGAATATCACGGAGCTTACAAACCGGTACTCATGTATGCGCATGCAAATGGGGGTCTTACCCGTATTCATGATAAGGGTCCGAATGTTGATACTATGCACATGTCTACGCTGCGTACACAAGTGACGAACCCCGTTATAATCGAAGGATCGAAACGTGAGGAAGGTGGCTTTTCTCTTCGGGAAACTAAAAATGTTTACACGGATGAAAAAATTATTTTTCAAATCGAATCTTTTATTCAAAAAAATTTGGAAGGACAAAATAATTCTAAAATTACAAAAGTGTTCAAAGATAAAAATAATTTTTTAGTGGGAACAAACTCTCGGTATTGTGAAAATCTTCGTCGAGAACACATGTCTAATCACGTATGGTTTAGGATAGAAGGAAGAACTATTGCACAACGATGTTTTTGTACATGTCCCACCATGAAAGGTAGACGATACGGGTTTTGTAAAGATTTTTACGGACGAAAGCATGAATTACCCGACAAGATATTCCGTGAACTATACAAGGATGGGTATAAAGCACCGTTTGTCGAAACGCCTAATAATATGTGCATACCTTGTCCAGAAGTAAAAAAAGAAGATCCTCTCGAGAGTGTAAATCTATTGAAGAAGTTCATGATTAAAAACATCTTACCACCGGGTACAGATCTAGTTATTAAAAGTATAACCAAAAAATCTAAATTTAAAACCGTCGTTAACACCAATTATAAGTGCAACACGTGTAATAAAACCGATACACAGTTTAATATAGTAAAAACTCAAATTGGTCAAGATTGTTCATGTAAGAAGCGTGAACATATTCTTACAGATAAAATACTCAGTGTATTATAGGATGTTTGTTATTCTATTGATTGGTATATTTGCGTATATGATATCCAAGATCACGTTTATAGACACTAGTTTAGATATCGTACACGAACTAATCAAAGAAACGCATAAGTATTCTGGTATAAACCAGTCACATTATAAGGCATTTTTAGCTAATATAGGCCTTGCAAAGGAGTACAAGGCGCACGTTGGTCAGTCACAAAAGTTTTTACATCAAGCTTTAGTACACTTAAATGAAATTCCAATGTTTTTAGAGACACCAGAACAGGAATATGCAGATGATATTGCTAAAATCTCGACTAGGTTAGGAATAGAGTTTGAAAGAGTTTTAATGAGCGAGGCTATTCATCGTAAGCTCGAATTTGTACCTAAATACATTTAAAAGGAATACGAGTAATTGTATCAAATGACCGTAGACACAGGTTGCACTACTCATGTACTCACACGTTCAGGGCGAATTTCTAAAAAGCCTGATCGTTTAGAACCTACAGAAGACGTATTCGAAGACGATTATTCAGAAGGTGAGTACGATACAGATTATGACAAATCAGATGAAGATCTATGCGAAACTGAAACGGATACAGAAGATGAACTATCCGACAGCGAAGAGGATGAAAATGGTAATTTAAAGGGGTTCGTAGTCGACGATGACGACGATAGTGATGAGGAATATGAAGCTTAAAAAAATGGACAACTATTATACATATGGAAACTGATATTGGGAAGCCCATAGAGTATAATCCAACGGATATATTGGATGAGAAAGATGGGGAGATGGACCATGAACATGAACCCGAGCAGCAGGTGGATCAATACTATTACCCTCCACCATCTCAATATATTGTTCCTCCACCGGTAGCTGATCCCCCAAAACAAGACATTTTTGCATCTTTAGACAAGGTGGCTTATGTAATAATATTTGTAGCCTTTATTTTAGGTTTTTTTATGGGAAAAACTCTCCAACCAGTTATCCTTAGAACTGGGTGAAAACGGAATGAAATCTTGTATTGGTTTTTTCTTATTTTTCAAAATGGCGTCCGACCTGTCGGTAATTACTGGTCTTACTAGGTTATCAGTAATTACTGCCGAAGCCAAACCCTCTTTTTCATATAAAGCGTCTATATCCGTTAACATAAAATTAGAAGATGTACTTCTATTCGTATCTAGAAAATTTACATCCACGTTCTTACTCTTTGACTCCTTTTCGGCCTGTCTCCTCAAAGCTAGTTTAACGCGTTCTACATTATCGACTGGTAATATCTCGCGAGACATCGTACTATTAAAAGTGTACATTTTTTTAATAGTACGAGAGATGGATTGATTATTTTTTTAATAAATTATTGGGAAGTTACCTCCTCGCCATCCTCTACAGTATCATCTCCACCCTTGACGTCCGCATCGACCGACTCATCACCTTCGGGAATAGCTGCATCCGCTTCCCTCTTCTTACGGCGCTCTTCGATTTCGGCGGCTACAATCTCATCAGCCTCCTTGACGAGTTCTTCCATGGGTGCATCGGGTTTCTGACTCTTCAAGCGTTCAAGTACTTCCGATGGATGACTGATAGGAGCTTCATCGGGCTTATTATAGAACTTGGAATTCTCGTCGCCGGGCTTGAAATAGTTATTATCCTTATTTGCCTGAAGATCGGCCTTGCGTTCATTAAACATCTTTGCAGCCTGAGCCTGATTTTCCTTGTACCCAGTCATCAACTCTTCGAGTTTCTCGTTAGTATAGTGAGAATCTTCAATCTTCGTGATGTCGGGAGGAATAAGAAGCCACTGATACATATCTACGACGTAAATATCAAAAGTGCTATCTTCCTTTTGAAGGCGTTTAGCATACGAGGCGGCTTCTTCTCGCGAGTTAAATGCACCCCTAATTTTGATACCAAACTTGTCATTTTTTTGAGGGGCTTCGGGACCTACAACCGATAGAAGTGCGAAAAGCTGGCCAGGGACAGTCGTGTAATCACGTTCAAGGGACATTATATCAAAATAGTGTATCTAAACTTTAAGCTTCATTTATGCGACTTAAGTTGGATTGGTTAAAGTTTTAAATGTATACACAAACATGGAAGAGTTGCGTCGTTTACATAACGACGCAAAACGGACCCTCATCGAACGTGTTGCAAAGAATGGACACAGTATTTTAGATGTTGGGTGTGGTTTTGGTGGGGATCTTCAAAAATGGGCTAGGATGAAAGTCAATATTAACATGTGTGAACCAAGTGAAGAAGCCTTAGAAGAAGCGAAGCGTCGCGCTAAAAATATGAAGATTCGAGTTAATTTCTACCATGGAGATATACATGCATGTCCATACAGGAAGCATGATATCATATGCTACAACTTTGCTCTCCACTATATATTCCAAACACGGGACATATTTACGTCAACTTTACGAGAGATACGTAAGAGATTGAAACCCGGGGGTTTGTTTATTGGAATAATTCCAGATTCGGAAAAGATAATTTTTAAGACGCCGTATATGGACGACCTGGGCAATTTTTTTAAGATGGAAAAAACAAGTAACGGTGATTTCGGTGAAAAATTATTTGTACATCTTGTTGATACACCATACTATGCATCGGGGCCAAAATCTGAACCCATTGCACATAAAGACATGTTGATAACGCAACTAGAAAATACTGGTTTTACGATGAATTCTTGGGAAGGGTTATCAGGAAATCCGATTTCGGAGCTATACAGTAAATTTATATTTACATATAGTAAGCATGGTGATACTATTAGTCATACTCATAGCTAATATTTACATATACACCATAACAAAAGTTGATCCAGTTTTATTAGAGGTGAAGGAGAAGTATAAACGTCTCAGGGAAGAATTGAAGTCTACGGGTGATAAAAAGTTCGCCATGTTACACAAAGAAATACCCATAGTTGCGTATCGACAGAGAAATGCAAACTTATTGGGAGTCGGGTACAATTCGAATAAAGGAATGGAGATAGGGATATGTTTAGATGGTACAGCCAATGAGGTATTTCACGTCTTGTTACATGAACTAGCTCATTGCACGGTAAAAGTTTATAAACATAACAAAGACTTCTGGGATAACTACAATGCGCTGAAAAACATGTCCATATCAATTGGTATATATGAGGCTATACCCAGAAGAACACCATTCTGTGGTAGGAAAATTTCGGATTCGTAATAATAATATCAACCTATATAAATGTCGGATACCGGTTTAAGACAACCAGACTTTTTACCAGGAATAAACCCATTACGTTGGACACATACAGTCGGAGGTTCCCTTCTTTTATGGATAGGTCTGATGATTGGAGCTTTCATGACTCGTCATCCTAAGCTCTCTCACGAGCTTAACATATTTATTACCACCGCCGTATTACCCTTCATGATATATCTACTCGCAAATAAGACAATAGTCGTAAGCGGAAAGGCGTGGGTAGTCTTTTTAGCACTTTCAGTTTCCGCCGGCATTGTGTATGCTCTCAGTGAATTACCAATGTTCAAGAAACTGAAGCGGGCTTTTAAGGAAGATAAGATGGAAATAAAGAAGGCATGGCCAGCACTGTTAGCGATGTGCTTGTCATGGATCCTAGTGTTTGGAATTTTCCATAAGGGTGTAGGATTAATAGATTTCAGTCTTCCTTACGAGACTATTTAAAAGTATTTTCGGGCGATAAAAAATGTAATACCGGCGACTGCACCTGTAGACGCTAAGCCTACGAGACTACGATTACCCTGAGCATTTAAAAACCTGGGAACCGTAGTCGCGAGCTTTTCTTGAACCGGTTTGCTGACGGCTAACCCCGTGGCAAAAACAACGATGAGTGCGTTAAGCTGTTCATCGGTAAGATCGAATGGATTTTTCTTCTTCTTTTGCTCGGGTTCCTTCTTAGGGACGAGACCCTGCTGCTGGGAAGGCATGGGCATCATGACTTGCTGCTGAGCCATTTGCACTGCACGGGGATCAACACCCATGAGAGGGGGTTCGAAAGAAGTTTCTTGGGGCTGACCAATAACATCGGAAATAGGAGTGGAGTCCATATCGTCTTTATAGTTGTGTACATTTTTTTCAGTCTCTTCAGGCACAAACGTGGTAGACCGGGTGTGCATATCCAACGGAACCATTCCGTCATTCGAGTCTGAAAGATTGAGAGTTGGTATATCAATGCTCATATATAGTAACTTCGTTTTTTACAATCTCCTTTTTTATGCACGTACTGGTGAATAAAAAAGGAAATACCATGTTCCAAATGGGGCTCGAACCCATGACCTTCGCGTTATAAGCACGACGCTCTAACCAACTGAGCTATAAGAACTGTGCAATTTGATTATTTTACTAATCATTGGTATAACGGTGGGAGGCTTCCCACATACTACTTACGCGTTCAATCTTTAAGTGTATAAAGAAGTGTTGAGTAATATATTAAAATGACTACTCAGTATGCATCAGCGTTAAATGAAGGCTCTGAAGATTATTTTGAAGATATTTACGATAGGCAGATACATGATACCGATACTTTCCGTGTGGATGTGAACAATATGGTTAATGAAATTTATAGCACACTGGGATCTGGTCATAGTGAAAGAGTGTATCACAATGCTATGGAAGTCAGTCTAAGAGAATTGAACATCCCGTACGAGTCTGAACGACATGTTCCCATTTACTATAAAGAGCACGTAGTTGGGATGGCCCGTGCAGATATCATTGTTCGTAAAACAACTGTTCTGGAATTTAAAACTGTAAAATCACTTACCGATGCAATGATATCTCAAGCCAAGAAGTACCTTACACAGCTAAAGTTACAAATAGCATACCTGATTAACTTTCCTCCGGGAGAAAATCAAGTGGCTGAGATTGTAGAAGTTAAACTGTCGGTATAAATTCCCATCTATTTACAGCACATATCTTACGCCAAATACAATCCTGTTGATGAAGCTTCTCCTTACTTTTTAAAAGTGGGAAATATTGAAGATAGGAATCCTCGGACAGTAATTCACAAAATTTGTATAACACAAAGCTATAACTCAAAAAATTTTTCCGATCGGCTGGACAGTTGTCGTCAAATGGCTTTTGAATATCACGAAACATCATACGTAACTGTTCCTCTAATTCTTGAGACATTCTAGGTGCTTGGATTCCACTTAAAATATTAGTGATAAAAGGTACGTGTTCATAATACTTGTTTAACTTGAGTTTTTTGAGTAATGAACGAACTTTTGCGTGTGTAATCTCGTTCACTGATTTAATCTTAATTTTCTTAAACTCATTTCGCAATTGATCTATAACTTCGGGTGGAATCGTGGTCATTTCTTGAGCTTGAAATTGTGAGAGCCATTCATTGAAATGATTGTCTCGTTTGTATGAGTAATTAATCACCTTTTCAGAGGTTTCTTGTTCCTCTTTGTATGTGAGCTCTTCGCTTATTAGATGGTCTAGCACCATTCCACACGAATCACATACCAAGTCACTCGAGTCATGAAAATGGAATATGTTACTATCTGGGCAGTTCGGGCATACATCTCTTGTTTTTTTCTCAATTGGTCGATCTAGTGTTTTCTTTTCAACGTCTATGAGATAATCTGTGTATATATCCTTTTTCTGCATTCCGGATGTCTCTTTACAGTTGAATATATTATCAGTCGTAACTTCACCCATTGTTTCATCTGTGTATTGGCGAACATACGGAATACACCTCGATATATATTCCGCCATTTCACTCTCATAAATACTCCTATTCTCAGGATCACTCTCTATTTTACTCATCCATTCTTCTATACGATTATTATATCTGCTTAAAAAATTACCTTCCATTTAATTTAATGAAACTTCTACACAAGTTTTTAATTAACGTAATTTATGGTTTAAAGAAAGTGATGCATTTTATTTTCGCTAGACGTGACTACACAATCGATGATATATACATCGAGTATTTTGTCGATCACTCTAAAGATTTTTCTATTGAGACGATGGAGATTTCCGATCATCATCGTCTTTGGATAAACCAAAGTTACGAAATCGATCCCGAGACAGAATCTTATGTGATTGATGAAAAGGATCTTGGACGCGTCGGTCTTTCTGTCGGTGATCCCATTCCCACACCACCGGAAGCGGTGACGAAGGTTATTGTTCGAATCCGTTATTGGTACGATAATCGAATGTACAAGTTTTTGACGTACAATACCAATTACTCATGGCCGCCTAAGAAGGTTAGTAACATGTCGTTTCATATTCCTCTCGTAAGCGCACAATTACTGGATTGTGATGACAAGCCAGTAAAGGACGTTCTCGAAAAAATTAGGCGGTATGCGGGTCCGCATTCGGACTTTTATGGCGAAAAGGTCCTGATTAAGGATATGCTATTTTATAATGAAGATAGGCTAAAAAACGAACTTCCTCGTATAAAACTGAAAAACTGTTTTGGAATGATGAAAACGGTTGATACGATTAGTGGGTTTATGTCTGATCTTCGTTTACCTTAGTAGCGAGGTAAAATTTCAGATCACCCAAATTCGCGACGTTGTATTTAAGAATCAAAAATCGGTTTTGTTCTTCTTGCATTATTTGGACAGTAGAACACATACTTGTCGCCTTGGTGAATATGTTCATGTATTTCAGCGAATATGTTCCAGATAGATCAGGAGATTCGTCTACACATTGAATTTCGGTTTCCTGGTTCGCAAAATCACCCTTACACACAAGTTTCAACGATTTTCCACCGCGATATATCTCCAATTCGTCCCCAATGTTGGACATATCTCTGCATATTCTTTGAAAATCTACCGAGGGTATGGGGGTGATAACCGTCATTTCAGTTTCCGGGACTTCTATTTGATTTTCGTTAATATCCAGGAGTTTTAACTCAAATTTCGTAGACGTTTTCTTTTGTTCGCTGTGGATTTCTATGTTCATAAACTCTTTAGAATTTATGGAAATAATGAGTACATCATTTACAGTGATGGTTTTTAGTAGCTTATACATGTTCGTCATGTTGACGCCACAGTCGATATTTCCGTTGCATGTATATTCTTCAAAGTTATCGGAAGGTAAGAACATGTCGATAAGCGATGTCCTAGCTGTATCCAGTGTTACTATAAACATCCCTTCCGGTTTAAAATATATGTTCACGTCATTCAAAATATCCTTTAAAACCTCGAATGTAGATTTTATAGCCGCAGCTTGTACGGTGACTAATTTCATACTAAAATTTTCACGTATTATTTCTTTATATCCGTATATGCCTGATCCTCGACCTTACGACTTATTTTTGCCTGAAGTTCTGGAGTCATTGCTGGCTGTAACGACTGTCCGTAACTATCTAATGAAAACATATCTTTAGAGGATTCACCGTCCAGCGTTGTCGACACTATTTCCCCAAAACCACACGTGTCTAATTCCTTAACCGGTAGCAAAGACTCAAGCCAGTTATGAATCTCGCGACCCACGAGAAGTTTACCATTCTTTGACAAAAGTGTAGGAACTTTCGTAATTTGATTCTTGTACTGGTGAGGAATCCCACTTTCCGTGACGTTGTGATAATGAATGATATGTTTCAACTGTTCGTGACTTTGGATAAATTTTATGACTTCAACGCTATGTTTACACTTCGGACTGTATAAAAGTAGCGACATTATCTATATTCATTTTTCAAAAAAAATCACAAAAGATAACACACTTTTTTCGTGTGATATATTAAATGCTCACGCTGCTGTTTTTCGTGCTCGTATTGTTACTTGTTACCAGTACGGGTCCTAAGCGAGAGACGTTTGTAAAGAAATCTACTAACGAAATCGTGCTAAACGATCCATTACCCAACATGATTGAATATGCAAAGGTTTCCAAAGTTCGTGCAAACCACGATGTTATGGAGAAAATAGTATTAGCAACGAACCGATACATTCTGGAAAAAACTGGTATAGACAACTACATCATAGAGACGACCGCACTTAAACAGTTTCGTCACAAACAAAAGAATCATGATATGTACAGATGCATGTTTATGGTTGTGAAAAAGAGGGGATTTGCTCACGGAGCCGCTGTAACCGCTGATATAATGGTAGTGAACAATCAAACTATAGGGGGTGCAGGAACGGGTGGGGTACGTGTCTTGAGTGCTCGATCACAACCTATGGATATTAAACCCCCAGCTGATAGCACACCCTTTGAGAGTAAAACAAAGGGGTCAGAATTTATTCCCTACGAAGAAATACGAAATTCTCAAGATGAAATGCTCAAAGCACTTCAAAACCCTAACGTCGTACTGAACAAAACTGTAATAAATGGATTTGAAGCTGGACCTCCAGCCACAGTAAATTACGAGGGACTCGAAAACCGTATATATTTTCCCCCTAAAAAAAGATGAGACATAATTAAATGATCAGTGTGGAAGAGATCACTCGGATTACGAACAATAGGAATCGTATGAAGAAAGAAACGTATGTAGAATTATACAAACAAATATCTCGAAAAATCAGGCGCGGGGTTGAGTCTCATAAGAAGAAGATAAATTTCGTCGTTCCATCTTTCGTGGTAGGATATCCTACGTATGATAGATTGAAAGCTGTTGCCTATTTGAAGAGACAGCTCGAGTTGGGGGGTTTTATAGTGTACATTACAGGAAATTATGAATTTACTATCACGTGGCGAGTGAAAAAAGAATCGTCGAAATCGATGGATAACCTCGAAGATTTTCCCACACTCATAAATCTTAAAAAGGCAGCGAATAGGTACAGGCGAGATGCGCAAAACGATTAATAAAAAAAGACCCGTTAATCATAAATGGATAATTTGAATATTTTAGTCGAGGCAAAGCGAGAATACCTTGAACAACTTTCTATTCTTGTATGCCCAGTTATGATCGATGTTTTTGAGTCGATGTTTGAAGAGGCTAACAAGTTATCTAAGGGTCGAAAGGTTCTCCAAATGTTTCAAAAGCTGTTAAAAGATGTACCCGAATGGAGTGAAACCATGGCTAAGAGTCATACGGATAATATAGCAGATCGTTGTGCGTGGTTCAAGGATTTGGTTGCCGCTGTATTCGTAAGTTCAGTGAAGATCTTGTCCGCCGTGCGTCTCAGCAAAGATTCTAAGAAAATGTCGGTTAAACTTCCAACAAATGAAGTTTTCATTCATACGTGTTACAAAAATGCAGCCAAGGACTTATATCGTGATCCCTATGTTTTTACCGATAACCAGTCTGAACACGCTAGAAACGACAAACTTTACGACCGTTTCGCTACATGCGTAGAAACTACGGTAAAAGAGTTAATCCCCGTTCAACAAATTCTTCAAACGTACATGAGTGCGACTGGAGATGAAGATATCCTCGATTCGCATGACCCCAACATGGAAGACGACGACATAGATGAATATGATGAAAGTGCAGCTCCCGAGCACATGGGTGATTCCGAAATGACCGAACAAATGGAAGGTGGTGAGTATCCTCAAGAAGAGGGCGACCTTCCTATGGGAGATGTCGCGGATGAGCCAGGTGAAGGTATGGAGGGTATACCTCAGGAAGACCATATGCAGGAAGAACCGCAACAGTCAAGTGATCCGTTTCAAAACGAATTCAGAACTATCAAAAGTGCACCTCAGCAGCAGGGTCAACGTGAATCGCAGGACCTGTTTGCAGATGCAGCAGAAACCCGAACTAAAAAACTCGGTTATTAAATATGGACGAGTACTTCCGTGATCCGGGTTCGGCGGCTATTATTGCAGCTGGTATAACCGCACTTTACATTCATGGTAAAGCACGACTTAATGACGAAGGCACTTTATCTACAAGTGCATACGCTAAACCGGCTGCCCTAGTAGCTATTTTAGTGTATTTTATAGTATCTAATGGTTTAGGTAAACGTGAGACCATTTCCACGGAACCATTCTGAGTAACTTAAAGATTTCCCACACGTAATGTATATATCCTCATGACTTCTATCTCAGCCTTCAACGATATGATGGGCCAATTCCTTATGGAGCTCCACAAGACCTTCCCAGAGGAAAAGGGACTCAAAAAGTACATCGCTGCTTTTGAACTTATGAGAACCACTAACCCCAAGCTTCTCGTTGATGGCTTCATGGAAAATGTTGGCCCTCACGTCGACAAAATTAATTCTCGCGATGAAAGTTTCTTTCTCGAACATGCAGGTAATATTGAATTTCTCAAGGAGATTAACCTAAAGGACTGCTGGCCAAAGGCTTCCGCCGGGACTCGTGACGCTATCTGGCAGTATCTCCAAACCCTTTACATGCTCGGCACGACTATTACATCTATTCCTCCGGAGACGCTTAGTATGATTGAGACTGTAGCTAAGCAATGTGCCGATAAGATGCAAAATGAAGATGGGGAGGTTGAATTTGACGAAGGTAAGCTCATGCAGTCCATGCAAGGTCTGCTCAGCGGTATGTTGAAAAAATAAACTCATATTATATAAATGGTATCACTCTTCGACGATCCCAAACAAATTATCAGGGCTGATAAGGTGGCCGAATTTTGGCCTACAAAAGATCAAACGTCAGCACAGAGAGTAAACGCGACTGCTCGTTTCGTTGTTTATGCGACGTGCATTTTATATCTTATCAGGCGTGACATACGTGTCTTTATATTAGGAGCGACAGTGTTAGGTGTATTATTTGTAATGGAAAAATCACATATGATCAAGGGATCTGCGGCTAAAAAGCATGCTGCTACAGTCTCGGAAAAGTATATGGGTGCATGCCAAGGTCCCACCCTCGACAATCCCATGGGGAATGTTCTGATATCCGATTATGACGGTCGACCAGATCGTCCATCTGCGTGTAGGTATGATACGGTAAGAGGTGAAGTAAATCAGATGTTATCAGGGCGTATACCATATGGACCCCAAAAATCGAGGTCCCCTTTACCCGATGCCCAGCGTAACGCTTTCGACAGGCAATTTGTAACAGGTCCCGTGACTACCATTCCCGGTGATCAAACCGCTTTTGCCGAATGGCTTTATGGTAGCAAGGGTGCTCCGATTTGTAAAACGGATACTCGTTTATGCAACGCGGATGCTAGGGGTGTTCAACTCGAAGCTTTCGGTGGATTGGATGCGAATGGAGACAAGCGAAGTGGTATGATTAGGGGAGCTTCGTATCCTTGATGACTAGATAATATTCTCATGTTATAGTAAATGGCGTATCAGCTTCAACCTGGAATGAACATAGTAGAGAATCCCGCTCGTCCACCCGTGTGTGCGACTGAGGAAGTTTTTGCTTATCCCCAGCCCAGTACACCTATGAACAGGGCGTCTAGCCGCCCCAATACCATGTTATACGGAACCGCTCCTTACATGGCTGGAAAGGGTGCACCAGCCGCATACATCGATACAAGCGACGAACTTCGTCCTCAATCCACTACACGTTTCAACAAGATACTTGCTAGGACGTACGAACAGAACCTCTTCCCTCTCCAAGATATGAAGTGCAAGCTTCCCCTTAGAACCATGACTTACGAGCCCGAAAGTACTCGCGCCGATGTTCAGAATGCTATGTTCTCGGCTAGGTATTCTAAGGGCAAATAAACTCAATAAAAATATTTACTAAAAATAAGAATGGCGGATCCCCTTTCGCTAGTAGCTATTGCAGGTTTAGCTTATGCCGGCAAAAAATTGAGTGAATCGAGGTCCGAGAGTTATCAGGGTCCCGAAATACAGGTTCAGCAGCGCATGGTTCAGGAGGAAGTACCGAGTGTATCTCTACCCAGACCCACCGTTGTTAGTAATGTCCCGGATCGCAAGATAGAGCTTAATAATTTTAGTGATATCGTCCCGCAAACGCGATCTAGCGGTGGCGAAGTGTTAGAAATGCGCAATCGCATGTTTGATGGGGGTAGGATGAACAATCTCTCTCCCATTGAAAAACAGCTGGTCGGACCGGGTATTGCAGTAGGACCAGATGTTCCCGCAGCCGGTGGTTTTCATCAGCTTGTACGCGTCAATCCCGAAAACGTAGGCGCACACCGTCTTACTACTCTCCCAGGTAGAAGTGGTCCTGCCTTCGATATTTATGGCGGTCGGCGCGGAAAGATGGGTGAGATGGGTCACAACCGTCCCGAAAAAACGGCTTATCTCCCTACTCGATTACCTCCCGGCGGTGGTCGATCTCAGGGTTTCGGTGGACATATTCCGCGTGGAGAGCACGTATCTGGAAAACGCATTACGAACCGTGCACAAGACGGTCTTCGCGATGATACTCTAGGGTTCGGGGGTGCTAAGCGTATTGTCTCGGCTGTTACGCATGCTCCTCTTCCTACGCGTAACAAGAAGGATGGAAACATTGAGCAATATGGTTATAACAACCAGGTTGCTCCTAATATAAGTCACTTCAAGCATGGTTATGAAATGTCTCCGGGTGTTAAGATTGGTGAGAAGCGTACATATGGTACACCTCACACCGTACAGGAGTTGATGAAATATGGTTTCCGCCCCGATGATCGTCGTGGAAAGGCGAATAGAGCTGGTAATGCCGGTCGTATGAATGTTCGTGCAGGTCCTCTTAACCAGGGTGGTTTAGCTACGAACATGCGCAGCGATACTACCCGGGTAGATGGTCGCACGGGTCCTATCGATGGTGCTTGGACTCAGCAATATAAGAATGATCAGTTACATAACTTTAACAGTTTCAAGGGTAATGTTAACCCTTACGCCACAGACTTCAGCCTTGGCGTGGCGAAGAAACAGCTTCAGAACAACCCCATTGCACAGAAAATCATGTAAGTTCCTTATTTTTTGCAAAAACACACTGATTAAAATATATCCCCTTATTTTAATGAGCGTACACACGTTAGACATAGACAGTGGAGAACGCGACCCGATAGCGTATCCCGATCCAGGAGATTATGTCGTCGAATTAAAGAATCCAATTTATAACGTCTCTAAGATATCTCTGGTATCGGCTCGTATTCATGCGAGTCAGTTGCTTATAAACGATAGAAACAATACATTCTCCGTGAATGGTACCACGGTCACGTTACCAAATGAAAATTATAACGGAAATGAAATAGCGAGTGAACTATTTACTCAGTTTCAATCTAGCTCTTTACCTATTACAAGCGTGACTTATGATAAGAGCAAAAATGATATAATTTTTGGAGGCACCGCCCCGTTTACGTTTGATTTTTATGGTGGAGTTAACGGATTTGCAAATACTTCAGAAGGATTGACGACTCCCCATGATATTTTAGGTCTTCCCGCGAGCAATGTATCGTCGGTAAATAATACTATCACGACTGGAAGTATAAATTTACAAGGCCCGGATGCACTCATACTGAAGATAAGCAGCGGTGCAGAAGAGTTGAACAAAACGGTGTATTCGGACACGCCTTTTTATACTGGACGAATCCTCATGTGCGGTGACGTAATCAATTATTCTGGTATAGATGATACCGTAGAACATAACTTCGAAACAGGTTCACAAAATATATCAAAACTACGTATTCAGTTCTTTTACAGTAGTAACAACCGTCTGATTCCATACGATTTTAGAAACGCGAATCACGTGTTAAAATTATCAATAAACGGCACTATGGATAAGTTGTCGAGAGTGCCGGTGGTAAAAAAGGACTTTTCACTTCCGCCACCTATGCGCGTCCCTGAAATAGAGGATCCGAATAGATGGAATGCGTTGTTATACATATTCTTGATAGTTGCTACTGGTATTATATTTATGTTATTTACTAGACCTAAAGCCCCAAAAATTAGCGGGTAACCGCGTAGACGGGAGCACCGGGCTTCTTGACCTTCTTGGAGATACGAGAGATCACCATGTAGACGACTACCGAAAGGAGAGTGGTAAAGAGCGCGGTGAGCGCGTAGTTCATACCACCGTTCTTCTGAACCTTGACGACCTGATGAATAGTCCAGCGAACGAGGTCCATCCAAGAGAGAGCCGCGGCGAAAGAAAAGCCGGCGACGACGGAGTTAAGAGATTGAGTTTCGAGCTCACGAGAGATGGCAACGAGAGTATCGGTGGCGATATCAGCAGACATTGTATAGTATATGAAGAGATTTTATTCTGGTAACAGTTCTTCTTCGACCAATATTTTCTGATATTTTTCCTTTTTATATCCCCTGATGGTACTCTTTTCTGAGTCGGTATCACTTTCATCTTCGCTGTCAGAGTCCGAATCTTGGTCGTCGGACTTAAAAGTTTTGTAATTAGAAGTCGTCCATCCCTCCGGCGGAGTGTTCTCCATTACTATCAATTGCATTTTTAATCATCTCTTCTGACGGATTGGTGGGTTTCCAACTCTCCCATGCGTCATATGCATCGTTGATTTTCATATAAAGTTCTTCTGTTCCTGAATATGGCTCAAAATCGGGCGCATCTTCATCAGCAACTGTCTCGATTTCTTCTTCATCCGATTCTTCTTCATCATATACATCGGGGAACCATGATCCGATGCGTTCCCCGACTTTGTTCATAGCACAGTATTTCAAACAATATTCCATGTCCTTAGCCAAAATCGTATTTCTACCACACGCCTTCGCGTACTGACCGGATAAAACAACAGCTTGTTCCATTACTGGAGTAATAATATCAATCGCCGATTGAACCATTTTGAAAGATAAGTCGTGCTCCTCCATTCTGGATTCTTAATATGTTATAACTTAGTGCATAAACTCTAAGCTCTCTTTCCTCTGAAGTGTTATTATTTAAGGTGGCGGTGATATGTTGCTCTTTAACTGCGCTAAAATTTCTCTGCCCTGTCGGGAACCATCGTTCAGGTTCGAGTGCAAAACTATATGAATAAAATCTTCTAAACAGCTGTGTTCTGGTGTGATGAATACCACTCTGAACCGCTCGTAGATTTATGATACTACCAGAAACCTTGTCCAAGATAACCTCCTTATCCAGTTCCATTTCTAAACTGACGAGATTTTCGTAGTTTGTGTAGGTACCTGTATTTGGAGGGTAAATTAAACCCTCATGATCATAATCAAAAACACTGTATTTAAGTGCTTTCCTAGCGACGATAAAAAACATTTCTTTGACCGGGTTTATAAACTCCATTTTGAATTTATGTTCCCCTATACCATCCGCGGAATCTATCGGTACCCGAAAGGTGTTACGTTGCGTCTGAGTGATAACGAAATCAATATCACGTTTTTCGTATTTTTTACGTTCCGGGGGGTTGAGTTGAACTAACTCGGTGTATAAGGAAACGTCTTTAATAGTCGCCTTTGACGGATCAAAGTATGGTTCTATGATGTTTATTGTACCACCCATCCCCGAGTGATTATTACAGAAATAGTATATCGTATCGGGAGCATTATTTGGAACCGCGTACACGAGAAGATCCTCTGAATTTTGTGTAACGCCATCGTCGGCACCTAATGTAGAGTTGGCATCAACGACCGGAGGTCTTCCGCCATCGGCTTTGGTAGACAATCTAAAAGGGTGTACTCCATCGGCTGTTGGATAACTAAAGGTATACGTGTTACCTCTCACCAGGGTTAATGTGGGTTGAATATCGCCATCTAATGCGTATTTGTTTGGACCCTCTGAATTATCGACGGTTACGATGAACGTTTTTCCATCGGGGCTACCAGAATTATCCGTGATTCCAACCCAGTTGTGTAAACAGCGGTCCTTTTCACTTAGTTTAATCTCAATTTCAATCTCTTGAACCTTCAATGCACATAATGGAATTGCAAGTTGTGGGTTATTATGAAAGAAAAATGGAATATCCACTATAAAAGTCCGCGGGGTAGTAGCGTTATCTAGATATCCGTCTACATCCGTAGAGACAGGGGACCCGGACACTTCATTTGGACATTTACCGATGAGTTTATCGAGATTCTTCTGTTTTGTCTGTGTTATATATTGTTCAGAGTATATCTGTAACCAATCGCGGTGTACACGCTGAATACGCTGACCACCTATGAATATGTCTACGTATTCTATGATAGCATGACCTATAGATTCTGTATATTTCCTATATGTACCGTTATGTAAAAGTTCGGAAAGTTCTATGTGCAATCGTACACCTTTAAGTAAATCTCCCGAATCGTTATCTAACGTACATCGCAAGGTCTTACCATAGTCTATCTCACCTTCCAATTTGGCTTTTACGTCATACATAAAAAAGTTTGTATGCTTTTTGAAGCTATCAATAAAGTGCGTATACTCAGGATTCACCGTAAAGTATTCATCCTGACTACCCGTAGTGGCTAGTTGTACTCTACCAGCCATTTCTATTATAACATGTTAAAATTTTAAACCCGCTAATCCTCCCTGAATACGGAGGATGTTAAAACTTAAAGCGTAAACTCTTACCTTGATATCCTTAGTCGTGGATACTTCGTCTAATTCCACATCCAACTTCTTATGTATAATACGGCTCATGTTTACCTGTCCAGTTGGGTAATACTTCTCCGGATCGAGTGCAAAAGAGTATGTATAAAATTCGTAAGCGGGATCTGGACAACCTGTATGGTACTTCAGGGACTGACCATACGCTAAGTATGTACCCGAATAATCGAATATATTTTTACCGTTAAAATCTAGACGTACATTCTTTATTAACCTATGATCGGAGCGTTTCAACTGGTTACCCGTACCAATTATAGCGGTCGAAAATGACTGGTCACTTTTCGATGTAGTTAATAACGTGTCTTGCGTACCCACATCTTCCTTTGCTACAAAGAATAGCTCCTTTACGGGGTTCACAAATTTTAATAAAGCAGATTTCTTAGTTTCATTTGGTTTAAATGGTATTGTAGACACTTGTAATTGTGTGATCAAATAATCCATTGGTCGTGTAAGTAAATAATTACGTTCATCTTCGGTAACAAAGAAAAAGTCTATCAAGACGGATGCGTTCAAAATCCTCCCGTCCTCGGTGATATCTCGAGTAACGGACCCATTTTCTTGAAGAGTGTATTTGAACGTAACGCCGTCATCTATATCTTTAAACACTAATTCTACCTCTATCATCTGTTTTTTGAGTGCACACACGGGTATAGCCAAACTTGGGTTCCTGAAAAAATAAAAGGGAAGATTTACGTAAAACGTATCATACGACCCAGATACAGTTAAATGATTCCCCTGACCATTTAAAAAGTAAAGTGTCTGATTGACGTCATCTTTATTACTATGCAATTGATCGTACATGGTTATGTATTCTCCTGTGAGTCGTTCAATAGTTTGACCACCCATCTTAAGATCCACGTACTTTAGCAAACTTTTCGCTATCGGAACATTGTAATAGTATTTTTCAGTGGCCGTGTGTGTGGATAGGGTCCCTAATTGAAGTTTAAGAGTCATCGATCTAACCAGATCACCGACATTATTAGGTATTATGGATCGTAGAGTACTTCCAAGTTTGAAATCGCCTGTGAAAGGTATCTCGACGGTTTCGGTAGAAAATCGGGTATGTCTTTTGAATACCGTGACGAAATACGAGTAACTGGGATCTCCAGAAAGCCATTGATCCTGGATTCCTGTGACTGCGATTCTAGCTCGACCAGCCATTCTTACTAGATGTGAGTAAAATTTTGTGAAATAAAACGGGGCAGTAATATAGATGGATTTACGTTTGAGAAAATTTAAACCAGGGAGTATGGCCGATGATAAAGTATGTGTATTCATTGGTAAGAGAAATACAGGTAAATCTACACTTGTTACCGATATATTGTGGCATAAGAAGCATTTACCAGCTGGAATAGTACTGTCTGCTACAGAAGAAGGTAATCATTATTATCAACAGTTCGTACCAGACCTGTTCATCTACGGTGACTATGATAGGGAGGCTATTGAACGTGTGATGGATCGTCAAAGAAAGTTGGTTGGGGCGGGAAAGAAAAATTGCGGAGCCTTTCTCCTATTGGATGATTGTATGTACGACAATAAGTTCATGCGCGACACCTGTATCAGACAGTGCTTCATGAACGGGCGGCACTGGAAACTGTTTTTTATGCTGACTATGCAATATTGCATGGACTTACCTCCCGCACTTCGTGCGAACGTTGATTATGTATTTGTTCTCAGGGAAAATATAATCCAAAATCGAGAGAAGTTGTATAAGTCGTTCTTTGGAATTTTTCCGACGTTCGATATGTTCAACAAGGTTATGGACAGTTGCACCGAGAATTATGAATGTTTAGTTCTAGATAATACAAGCAAAAGTAATCGTATAGAAGATTGTGTATTTTGGTACAAAGCAAATTTACACAAGAATTTCAAGGTGGGGGCTCCAGAATATTGGCAAGCGCACAAAAAGATGTTCAATCCTAAGGGAGGTAGTATAAATCGTCTAGATCCTAAGAAGGTGAAAAGTAGATCTACGGCACTTAAGGTTACCAAGACAAAATAATTTTATATAGATACAGTAAGATGCCCACGCCTAGGTCGGGTACACCCATGAACGTAAATCAGGGAAACAGGAATATCAATAACCATCTTTTCCATAGAAATGTTATGAACATAGATTCAGTCGGTGCAGGTATGTTGGGTAAACGAAGGCGGGTTCCGTCGAACTACACACCCGTAGCTAATAGCGCCAAACGAAAGGATTTGGAGATGGTAGCGAAAGTTATTCGCGTGTCGAATACTAGAGCGACCATACAACTTCCCAAGCGCGTCATAAAAGATCTACGTGCGATAAACAATCTTTCCACTCTTAAAAGATGGGAGTATGGAGGAAAAATAGACTTTGTATCTGATGGAAACAGGGTTAAGTTTAACGTTCCGACGAGGTTTACGTCACAGCAGAGAATGCAAGTGAATGGGCATATTGTAGGGATATTTAGAAATGCATATATTTCGTATCATACACATCCCGGTATATCGACCGCTAAAGGTGATTCGCCATTACCGTCGAGTACTCGAAACGTTTACGTCACGCTTCCGAGTGGAGCGGATTTTGAAGCGTATATAAAGGGGTACCCCGGGATGCAAGCAAATATCATCTCGGATAGACATGGGTACTATGTTATTGATATAATTGAGTCCGCGGAAAGGGGGCAGCGACCCGTTCCTGCAACGGTGAATAAACATATGGAATGGGTTCGTGCACAGCCATTTTTTAGATCCAGGATATTCGGTGAAGATGGAGCAGAATACTTTGAGACTACGTTAAGAGACTGGAAGGGGGCTATTAACGGAGAATTAAATGCACATATGAAACGTATATTCGGTATTTCTATAAAATATTACACGTATAGCGAAGAGCCCGCTACAATCACTGTGAGTCGTGTCGATGATACCAGCGGGCGATAGAATCTTCTAATTCGTCAACTTCATACCAAGCGAAATGACATTCTTTGGAATTTTTATCATTTGAACATATCTCTTCGGCTTCCTCTATAGCTTCTTTGAAGCGTAGATGAAGACGTAAATTATCTGACTGTATATTTTTTGGTCGTGTTTTAACAGCCTCTTTTTCATAGAGATTATTCAGGACATTTTCCCTAGTTTTTGCTAGTCTGTATTTATATGAGTCGCTCGAGGAGTATGCAAAACATACCATACTATTATATCAGAAATTATGTTTATATATATTAAGAATGGCCGGAAATTGGCTACTCAATGTCGAAGTGATAGTTCGAATGGCGATGATATTCGGAACGATATTTATACAGCTTATATGGGCAAAAAAGAGTATCCCAGGTTGGGATGAATATGCTATCTCTGGGGCAGCTATAATATCTATATTGTTTCATTGGTTTTTAGTCATATTTAAACCTGGGGTCATAAAGAACCTTATAAAAATGACGAGATAATCGTGTTCAAATCTAAAATTTACACTTAAGTTAAATTTATATATGCGTTTAATTTAAGTATAAACATGTCCAACTACACGATTTCCGCTTCTTGGGACGAGCTCGAACGCCAATCGTTCAACTCGATTGCGTATTATACTGATCGCGCGACTGAGTATGTCGAAAAAAATTTTCCTAATTATCCAAACACTCTTAAAGTCCAACTCATCACGATGATGGTTAATAATTCGAATGGTCAATGGACTACAACAACAAATTATATCGCTGCACAAGAGCATTTGACTAGAAAACAAGATGATTAAAGAGTAGACACCATGTTTAATAAAATGTCCTATAATTCGCCTGAGTGCAATTTCAAATACCGCGTCTCTTCTCTAGAAAAAATCGTCGATGGAGATACCATTGACGTCTGTATAGATTTAGGTTTCGACGTGTGCACGAAACAACGAGTTCGTCTTCTAGGCATCGATACACCCGAGTCTCGAACTTCTGATAAGGTTGAGAAGGTCTTCGGACTTATGTCTAAGAAGCATCTCAAAGAATGGTGTATGAAGGCTGTTGCCTCGGAGAAGGATGATATCGAGATCGAACTTCGCTGTCCCGAACGTGACTCTCGAGGTAAGTTTGGACGCATTCTAGCCGAAGTGTGGGTATGCGAAGATGGTCAATGGACCAATGTAAATAAGTGGATGTGTGATGAAGGCTTTGCAGTCCCCTACGTAGGACAAAACAAGGCAGACGTTGAGAAGTTGCACCTCGCGAATCGCAAGCGGCTCATGGACCGTGTAAAAGATAACGCGTTATACCCAGAGATTCTGAATTCCGTAATCGGACCAGTTGACTAAATATAACGTGCAATTTTAAAAAATCACCATTCGCCCCTGTAGCTTAGTTGGTAGAGCGTCGGCTTTGTAAGCCGAAGGTCGCGAGTTCGAGTCTCGTCGGGGGCAGGGCTTGTAGTGAAACGGATATCACTCTGGACTTCTAATCCAGCATTCCGGGTTCGATTCCCGGCAAGTCTGTTTATTCGTTATTTGCGGTTAGACGAAGAAGATTAATAATATCCAAAAAGTAATCCAAAGATGCGTTTACGAAATTGCCTCCATAATTTCTCTGCAATATCATATTCGTATCATAGACAACGAAAAGTACAAATATTAATGTAAGAATCTTAGTGTAAGCTTTATTATTACGAGCACGGGTTGTAGAGGGTGTCCGGAATGCGTTAATGATCCGAGCGATCAATACCGCTAAAAGAGAGAAGAATAGCACATTACCTAGAATATTAAGTTTGAATCCCATTTGCACTGTAATCACCCCCACCACAAACATAAGAATGAATATACCGATTACCTCAAGTAAAGCTTCTTGTAAGTTTGGTATGTTATGAACGCTCATACCCCCGAGGAAAGATATGATGCTGAAAACAGCCACCTTTACGGGTATAGGTAAAGGTACTAAAGACATAAAAACGATTAAAATGAGCGAAGCTAATCCTAAGAATAATCTATTGGACTCTGCAACAGTTTTCAAATTCATATTCCGGGTGGTCGCCTCGGCGGCTCTGTATGCGACAAATATTTGAAAAATAAGGTGTCCGAACACCGCCGCCATAAAAGGTACCTTCTTCTGTAAGTTACTCATTTATATTACATTACAAATTATTTTGGTCTACAGGTGGGACATCTATATCGCAAGGTTCGATGTTTGCAGAATTGACCCTCTACACAACAATAACACATCTCTTGAATTTCACCATGAATACATATAGGTCCTTTATTACACGTACTACATTGAAGGTATGTATTTCCATGGGGACACCACGGAATTATTTTATACATGAAAATTTTACAGTTTAAACCTTTATACCCTGCATGAAGGATGGTGTACCCGTTTTATAGCGCGCGAATGAAGCCTTATCGTTGACGTAATATTTGCGATACGCTTCGATCACGTTTGGGCAATGATACGCTGCGGGCATACACTCTGGGATACCTTGAACAGAGTAGTAAGCAGTATCACTAATATGCTCATCAAAATGAGGGGGTACATTAGTCTTGAGCCATCGCAGATGTTCTTCACATGTGTGAATTTTACCATATCGCTTCGTGTATTCTTTTGAAAGAGCCAGTCCAATATCACATGCGAACATGTAGTTACGGAGACTAGAAGAGATCCACATCGTCATGGGGTGTTTCTTGTGTGCAGGTTTATACCCCCGCTGAGACCCATTTTTAGTATACGGTGCATGGTCTCGGACATATTGTTCTTGATTGGCGTAATACCAGGCAGTATACAGCATCTGAGCAATCTCTAACTGAATCTTGATAACATGTTGATCACAGGAAAGCTCTGCGATCTCTTCCGGAATCAAAGAAAGGAAGAAAATATTCATCTTGCATTTTGTTAAATGTCATCTCGACTTAAGTACACTTAAAAAATCTGGACGTAGTTATATTAATGCAGGCACTTGCAACTCTTTTATTGACTCCAGCTAGCGCTTTACGTAAACGTTTCAGGGGAAATAACGCATCATTCCTTGCAGAACCTCCCCCTCCACCCGATACGGTAAAACCATGGGAGTTTGGCGCGTATTCGGTTAAAGCGACTGTCGAAGCTCGTGACGGTGATGGTGTGATTGACAAGACCTTTATCGGGTATTCACAACATATGAATATTACTGAACGCACGGCTAATGCATGCGATCGGTACAAAACGAGTGGAACGACGTGTGGGGAACCCGTGATGATTATTAAAGGTGGTGAATGTGACGAGGTTATTTTCATGAAACTAAAAAATAGTGCGAATCTCATACGTTTACTCTCCCCCTGATTCATGTTCAATGACGACCGGTGGTGCATTTAACCATTCGACCGGTTCTAAAAACTCTGACACAAATGCATTATCTTTTATTTCTTTTACATGGATAATTCTACAATCCTGAGGAGTAATGATCGGTTTTTTAGGGGGTTCGATTACAACAACTGGTTTACAGAATAAAGCAATCATCTCTTATTTAGTATGAAAATAATATACACGTATATAAATGGCTATAGCCAATACGGTCATTGGTGTTGGTAATGTCGCAGGCCGCTGGTTAGCATTTTGGAATTTTTTGAAATCGCTATTTATTGGGCTGATATTTTTCATAATAGGTATATTCCTTGTGCGTAAAAAGAACAAGTATTCCAAAAAGGTTACTGGTATAATAAAAAAAGCATCATGTTCCAGATTCAAGGAACGTAATAAACAAAAATGGGATTGTGAGTTTGAATATGAATATAAAGTAGACGGAAAATTGTATAGTGGTACTAAGACAAACAAGGGTAGTAAAAAATTTGTCGTAGGAGACACAGTTACCGTTTCATATAATCCACTGGATCCCGAAGATCATGATATAAATGTAGTGTCTGCATTTATGATAGGGGCGGTATTAGTGACGGTTGGAGTTCTCATCCCAGGTGTATCGGGTCTGATATGGATGTTTACTAGATCAACTAAAGGTGCGGGTACAGCATTTTTAGGAACCCAGGTAATTGGATCTATCCAGCCTAGACTACAGGCTAATAAATAATTATCACTAAATAGTATGGGGAAAAAGGGTCGTCGCGAAAAATTATCACCGTGTTCATTTGAATCTGAGTTGTACGAGGAGTACGAACTTGAAATAAATATTCCGAGTACGGTTCCGAAAAATGATCACCAGAGAGATTATAACAGGGTTTTATATGGTATGAAACCAATGGTGTTTGCAGTTGGGCCAGCTGGTACAGGTAAGACTATGTTAGCATGTTATGCGGCTATACAAGGACTGAATGATGACTCATTTAAGAGAATTATACTGACACGCCCCGCAGTTTCCGTGGAGGAAGATATTGGATATCTACCCGGAACACTTGAAGAGAAGATGGACCCATGGACTCGACCCATCATGGATATATTTGCAGAGTTTTATAGTCAAACACAAATTGCATCTATGATCAAAGAGAAGGTAATAGAAATATGTCCGTTAGCGTATATGCGTGGACGCACGTTTAAGAACTCTTTTATTATAGCTGACGAGATGCAGAATTCAACACCTAACCAAATGAAGATGTTACTCACACGTATAGGGGATGATAGCAAAATGGTAATAACGGGGGATCTTATGCAACATGATAGAAAATACGACGAAAATGGACTCAAAGATATTTACGAACGGATTAAGGATCGTACACACAAACGAATAGAATGTATTACTTTCGAGCATAAAGATATTGAACGAAGTCCCATCGTGAAAGATATTTTAGATATTTATGGTGATTTAAAAAAATAATTAACAATATAGGTAATGTTATATGGCATAGGAATTTCAAAGGGGCTCGAAATGGAAAGTGTCCGTATCAGTGGAAAGAACCACGTACTTTTCCGCGGCACTTCTGGTAAGGTTTCTATGCTGGATGCTAAGTGCCCGCATAGAGGGGCTAATTTATGTAATGGGCGTGTAAAGGGAGACCAGGTACAGTGCCCATATCATGGATGGGAATATGACGCGAAGGGGAAACTCGTAAAGGTACCTTCCGCACATAACATACCCATAGGTGGAGATATTGGTTCATACCCGGTAATTGAAGATGGGGGATTTATTTGGACCGCTAAGAAAAACCAGCCTCTTCCAACTCGATATTGTAAGGAGTTAACCGATCCCAACTGGGTTCAGGTATACGGCTCGAGAGAGTTGAAGGGTAACATTTACGATTGGATCTTGAACGCAACCGATATTTCGCACATAAACTATGTACATAATTTCGCGGATGAGAATAACGGAATTGTTAAGAATATCAAGGTTGAGACGATTGATGATTACGTGGACTGTTTCGCAGTTGTTCAACCCAAAGCTTCATCTAGGTTTACGGAACATATGCAACCTAAAAACGGCGCACCCGTTCATAGTCGTTTCGTGTCGCCGGCCACATCTATCATACGTATCAAGCTAGCTAGTAAATATGAATTCATCACGTTCAGTACACTCGCTCCCATAGACGATACACATACCAAGATGTCATGGTGTATGATGTACCCCAAAACGCCTCTCATGAACAATCCACTCGTGAATAAGCGTTTCCACGATAAAATGTATGAGACGGTTGCCCAAGATGAAGCTATAATTAAGGAAATCGAGTATGTTTCATTGTCCGTGAACGCTCCGTGTGATAAGTTTCAACTCGAGGCATTAAGACTACTCGAAAAGTAATCTGGCTATAGTATATATGAACGTTGTACAAGAATCATTTCTCAGGGGCTTGGGTATTTTTATTGGGACATTTTTTACGACTGGGTGGGCTATAAAAAGTAAATTGGGCAATGACGAACTTTACATGATTCTTGCTATAGTTGCGGGTGTAGTCGCTGCGCATTTCAAGTACAAGTGAAATGAGAAGCGAATATTGCTTACCTACTTCATGTGATAACACTTCACATGAATTAAAGAGCAGAACACGAACCACCCATTTCTCTTTTTATGTGCTCTTTAGATTCTTCCTCGTCATCTTTTAAACTATAAGCGTGTCTATGTATCCATAAATTACATATCCATTTTTCACCCGATTTAACGGGCATACCTGCGTGAAGTGCTTTATCGGTATGTAAACCCCAATCATTTAATGTATTAAATAATAATACGTCACCTTGATTCAATTTATAGACCCGGTTGAGAGTGGGAAACCCCGTGCCTCCTCCAGTATAGTCATCATTAAGGGCAATGATAGCCGTGAATACTCGCGGGTTCTTTTCGTATTCAAATGCGTCATGATGAACCGAGTAAAACCCCCCTGGCTTGTATTTAAGAACCTGTAAATGTTCGGAATTTCTGAAGGGTCTATCAGTCATAGATATACATTTCTGCATAACATCTCTTACGAGTGGTGATTTATGTGGACTTAACCATGCAGTTTCACTTTTACGAATAGTGCGATCTACTTCCATATCCCACGAAACGGAAGATGGTTCTAAACGTTTAGACGCCATCTGTATTATCTTTTCGCATTGGTCACGTGTAAATACACCCTTTATAACCCTGGGTTCCTTGTACCTCGGTCTGAGAAATATGACCAATAGGACAACCGCTACGAGAATAAAGGCGATCATTTAATTATACTCAACATTATATTATGGGGAGTTCTGCATACATACCGTTTTCGAATTCGTTCAAGAACACCGTTTGTATATATAGTGAGTTCTTGTATTTCTGTTAGGATGTTGTTTTCTTCGTCCTTGTTTATGACATATTGTCGAAGTAGGTCCCCTACAGTGTCTATGTACATCTGTAATATATCCCTGATGTCGTGCAACTTTGCATTTGATTTATCTCGTCTTTGAAGCTCTTGTTTTAGTTTTTCTTCCGATATATCTTTTAACAAATAACGCATACGAAGGTGTCGGTTATCTTCATAAATATACGCGTATCTGTATATTAACAGATACTCTAAATGTATAACTTCCAATGAAACAAGTAAGATATCGGAGGACGCCTTTATATTTTTCAATTCATTGTGTGTAGGTCTACCACCGCATGGAATATCACCATGTTCTCTTGACCGCTTTTTGAACTCAAAATAATGAGGGTTGTGTATTCTACCCGTCTCTAACCTTCCAGTTCTCCAATCAAATGCTACATGACATTGTGTACACCACATTTGGCTACATCCCTCGATTTTGTAAATAGGCACATTACATTTTGGGCATGGTTTTGTATCCCGTTTAAGTAACTTGATGGTCTTCACGGTATCTTTGTTACATTTATGGTTTGGTTCTAATAGGCAATGACATTTTTCACAAAATGTCTGCTTGCATATTCCACATTTCCAATCTTCGGAGAGAAACCCTCTACAATCCTCGGATGGACATTTTTGTGCTAATTTATGGTATGCATCTCCTTCTAAAGTGGGTTCGTTGGTTGTTAGCACACGCAATGTTTCGTACACATGTATGATGTTTTCTCGTAATATTTCATCTAGATACGGTATAGCAGTTGATGGTATAGTGTTCGGGATTTTACGCATGTGAGTCAATATGTACACTAAGTACAGATACGATATTCGAAGACTACGTTTTTCGAGCTCTCGTTCTACATAAGGTTGTGTTTCAGGCATGCGAGCTAATTCTCTTTGAAAAAGTATATTCTCTCTGTGTCGTCTATAATCTCTATTTCTAAAAATAGCAGAACAAAAACTGTCGACAAATTCCCTATTATACTCATGTTTACATTTCATGCAATGGGGTTCTTCCGTGGTATCGAGTAAATATCTTTGGTTACATGCACGACATGATGTTAAATCACAAAAAGGGCATTCAACCTTTTTGTGATTTGAGTTGTTTAATTTTTCACAACACACCTCACAACATTCCATTATATAAAGAGCAAGTATTTTCTTTAATACTTCTTTTTACTGGTCATACTTTTCATAAAGGACTTAATCCATGATTTACTCACGCGATTTTTCTTAGTAGCCGGCTTTTTCGATCTACTTTTACTGGCTGGTTTTGACGATTTGGTCATACCAGGCGTGGTCGCGGGTTTTGTAAGAAGTGGTTTTTTGTTATTATTACCATTACTGGGTTTGGGGGGAGATGGAGGCTTCGGGGGAGGGGGGAGTTTGGGGGGAAGAGGGGGTTTGCGGGTAATACCCGGTCTGATAGTGGTTTTGGTCATCTGCTTACCACCCTGTAAGACCTTTTTCGCGCGATTGATTGCGGCTTTTCTCTGACTGGTGGTGGTTTGGTTATTTCTAGGAGGGGTTCTTCGCGTGACCACTACGGGGGTACTGGCCGTTCTAGCCGCGGGTAGTTCTATACGCGGTGCCTTAATTCCAGTAAGGAATGGGTGCTTCAGTACCTTTTCGAAGGTTGGTAAATCCTTGTTTCTTGAATTATTCATTGCACCCCGTAACCTGAAATTTTTGATCTTATTCGACCTAAACCCAAGATAATCTTTTGTAAACAGGTTTCCGATGAAAACCTTCATACCGATACGAGGTCCATGGTCGGGTAACATCGGGGTTAGCCGAGCCGTTGAAGAGAGTTCGTTGTGTATACTGTTAAGAAAGAAGTGCAGGTCGTAATACTTATTAGAATTCCTGTGAATACCTATGTTAATGTATTGTTTCTTGTTCACGAGCGGATTGGGTATATTCGGAAAAGAAGAAAAACCGAAATCTATCATCACCAATTCTACACCACCGTTATCGATCGTGTACTTGAGATCACCGATTTCTATGGGCAGGTTCTTCTTTGCGACGGGTCGAATAAGAACGTTATCCGTGTGTAAATCATGGTGACGGAAACTAGGAAACTTCTTATGTATCTTGTACAGGTTGTAACACACTTGCACTATGATCGACTTTAACTGAACGAGTGTAAGATCTCGACGAGTTCGTATATATTCTCGTAACGAAATACCATTTACATACTCGAAATACAGTATATCTTTCCGGGCGTTCGGACCATTACCTTCTATGGGACACTTGATATACTTGTACACCTTTGGAATATCAAAATCCTTAAGCTTTCGGGCAATATTATATTCCATTTCAGCAAGTTCACCGATCTCGGGGTCACTTTTAGGGACCTTCATCTCTTTCAACGCGATAAACTTTCTAGACTTCCCCGTCAATTTAGCGCGACGTACATTACCGTACGCCCCAGACCGTTTCCACGTCTGATTAACGGCTATATGATTCATAGGTGAACATCCCTTGTTCCCCTCGAGAATTGTATCGATCCTCTTCTGAATACTAGTCATACTTTATGTATAGAAATAAAAATCTATTTTATAGATATACAATGCTGGCTATTGTAGCGCTCATACTGATTAATATACTCGTATTTAGGTCTATGACTTTTAAGAAACCTCAGAAGAAGGGAAAGGAAAAATTTGAAGGTGCGCCTATAGGAGGTCAATGGACTGTTTATGGGTCTATGGGTTGTGGATGGACTCGTAAACAGCTCGACTATATGAAGAGCAAAGGTAAACCTTATACTTTTGTCGATTGCGACAAGAAGGGTTGCGACGACATAGATGGTTATCCGACGTTAATCCATTCTGATGGTCGTAAAATAGTTGGTTTCAACCAAGTTTAAATACCACCAAGAATCCTGAAAGAGATGGAGAGGAAAAGTGCGTCAAAGAACGAGTTAATCGGCTTAAGCACAGTTATGTGCTTGCTCAGCGAATTGTTCCAAGTGAATCGTAAAATAAACGTACTGATGAGAACAACAAGTACGAAGACGAGGATCTCGACAATAGCTTCACGCTCGGTCTTGGCTTTCATAACTTCTTTAATCATTTTATTATGTAAGGATATTTTTTTCTCACATAATGTAATGACAAAATCACCCCCAACGAGTGGTTCTGAGCATACCTTTACCATGAAAAGGTGGGGTGGTAAACGTGGTAAAGGTAACAATAACTGTTATGCATATGCTGTGCATGATTATCAGAGATATCGTGGGTGGAAGAGTCAGCCTGGTGAACGGGCTAATCTTAAGGCGAGTGGTAAATATGTATCATGTGGAAAACTCCCAAAATTAGTTGTCGCGGATAATCCTAAAAAGGTATATATCGTGAAGGGTGGAACGCGCTGTAAACCCGATTACTATAAGGTTATGATGTTTATTTCGACATGTAAAAAGAATAACTATTTATGCCAGGGTGACTTCCATTTTTATAAACAGCATAGTAAGACTGAATATAAGATAAAAAAGGGGGATACACATGAAAGTATTGCTAAATTCTTTAGGGTACCCGTGTCCCGAGTTAAAAAGGCTGCTGTAATACTGAAACCTGGTAGAGTCATAACTTTTAAAGCTGAATTCTTTAGTCATAAACGTGGGTGGGCTACCGGTCCGCTTGTTGTTGGTGCTAGAGGAAAATTGATCACGGATCCTAGACGAATTTCTAGAGACTATCCGGGTTTAAATTATGATAAGTATTGTAGCTCATTCTGTGTTAAGAACAAGGGGATCAAGGTTGGACATACTCACCCCAAAATCCGTAAGTAAACTTTCCAGCTCAGCCGTGTCCTCTATATCAAAAAATGCGTCAAGTGTATCGAAAATAAACTGATCTTCTTCGATGTCTTGAATAACCGTCGAATCGTTTATCATGTTTCTGATGGTTATAGTAACTTGAAAATTACTACCGTCAAAAATTTTCCTGCATACGGGACATGTTTGTTTTCCACGTGCTTTCCAATCCTCTATACAGTGTTGGTGAAACAAGTGACCACATCTAAGTGGGACATTTTGCCTTGTTGCCCTCACTGGATTGAGACAAATTGCACATGTTTGTGAAGAATCTGTTTCGGCCATATAATGGTTATGAGTTTATTTTTATCATTTTAACTCAGTTGATATTAGAAAGGTTGAGAGAAGAGTCGGACATACCACAAGGAGTGCCGTCATCTTGGGGAGGGATATCCTTATGAAGAGCGGGTCCCTTCTCTTGAAGGAGTTTGCGGAACGAGTAGTTATCTTCAAACTTTATACCGTTCTGGGTCTTGATAAAGTTATCATATAGCTTGGATGAGTTGTTGATAGTGAAAGACCTGCCGTCAGCCATGCCAAGTCTCTGCGACATTGTTTATATTACAATCAGAAATTAATTTGTCTATTCGTGATAGTGTTCGTCCATGAGTCGAACCCCAATGATTTAATTTTTTCTATCGACTCTTCTACATTGTATCCAAAGTACTCGTTGAATTCGTCTGGTACAGGGATTTTTGATACCCTGATAGACGGACAGTCGTTGATGTGTTGGTTGATGATGTTGTATGCGAAAGCGATTTCTTTGAGCGTCTCAGCTCCTGTAATAATGATCTTCCCCGTCCCAAAGATACTGGTGGTGATTTCCTTCATATCTTCCGCTGGCTTAAATTTCACCTTCACAGCTGAATACCTATCAGGTTCAAAAGAAACTTTGAATACATCCGAGTACTTCTCAAAGTGTTCGGTTGTTTTCATGAGGTTAATGTTGTAATTGAGAGAGAAGTTGCTGTTGATCATGACGACTCTGAATGTATCGGCTGGTGGTACAATATCTTTATCAAAGCATTGTAAAATGTACACCAGACATGAAATAATATATTTGCAGTTGAAAATATCTTCACAGCCAGCGACTTGAATACTTCCGTTGGGGAATATCTTGATCGACTTGATACTGTGACCATCGTCATATGTGAGCGTAATTTGATTGTAAAATGTAGTCGGTTTTAGAGACCAAACAACCGCTTGATTATCTTCCTTCTCTCGATGCAATCGAACTTCACCCAACTCTTCAAACATTGTTCTAATCTCGTCAACCTTAATAGGCTTCGAAAAAGATGATATCATGGTGATGGTAGTGAGCTTAATTCGAGATGGACGAATATGCTCTGGGCATTTCTGTCTGAACTCATCCTGTGTGAGTAAGTATGAAAATGTCGTATTCGCAATTGACGAAAACATTGTACTTAAAAATGTTTTAAGTTGAGACGACTTAAGTTAAAAAAATAAATCCATTACAAATAAAATGCCATGTCAGTTTTGCAGAAAAAAGTGCGGCGTTCCGATGCAATGCAAATACTGCGAGGGTGAGTTTTGTATTAAATGTTTTAGATTAGAAGTACATAATTGCATAGGTATTGAAATCAAAAAGAAAGAGCAGTTAAAGGATTTAGAGAAGAAATTAGAATTTAAGCCAGAGTGTAAATATGCCTTTTTACGTTAAAGAGGCGCGCGCTTTTATAAGCGACGCTACAAACATTCCTCGTGTGGAGGTTAAATATTCTCGATACAGAGAAGGGGAAGGATATATAAATGAAGCGACCTGTTTTGATACCATACCCATAGGAAGCTGGAAAGAAATACAGTTTGCGCATGGTTCTACTTCTTTCCAAGAATTTTTAGAAACGATGGTAGTGAATACGATTGACGTAGTTAGATATGCTGCATTAATCGTATTGGAAGATTCTATGTGTGAAAATGAAAACGTTCATTCCATAATCCGTATTGTAAACTCGATCAAAATAATAGATCCAACGTTTACGCCTCCACGTATAAATAAGAGATGTGTATGGCAGATAAACTACCTAAAAACTTTTTGTGAGGTGACGTTTCCATTAGTAATACGTACGTGTGAAAACCGTACACGTGTCGAGAAACTTTTTAACGTTTTAAAGACGATATCAGAAGAATTATAGCTATCGCCCCTAACATGGTAACCGTATTTAATCTCTTAATCCCATTCTTAACTTTTTGTACCGTATTTTCTGGTTTAGGAGATGGATCCACACCCAGATCTATATTTCTTCCTGGAAGAAGTGGTCGGCCTATATCATCGCATCCTAACGACCTATTAGGCCTGCACATATCAACGGTCTTATCACCAGATGTTATCCCATAATCACATATAACCCTTTCCTCATCAGTCTTAAACTCACCTTCATCGGGAGTTTCAAATTTTTGAAAAGGGTAAGGTCGTCTGCTAACACCGGGTAAAGAAAAGTCTCTCTGGACAAATGGATTGATATCGTCGATAGTATCTTGGTCACTGAGACGAAACTTGCTCATTTCTATTACTATCAGGAGATATATTTTTTATGAGTCATCTTTTTACCGTGTTCGAGCCACATCTTGTCCAGATCTACATCTAACATGTGTGCGAGCTGGAACAAATACGAAAACACGTCACCCATCTCCATCATGATGTCTACACCCTTATCCTTTTTCATATTCGATTTTTTAAAGGTCTTCTTAGATTGACGAATAGCAGAAGCAAGTTCTCCGAATTCTTCGGACAACAAGAGCCAAACAGTATTTATTTCGGCTCTATCCCAGCCTTTCGATTTGCATATCTTTTCGGTTTCAGATTTATAGTAATTTAACGACATTTTTACTTACTCATACGACGTTTCAATCCTTTATACGCCTATTTTGTCACTCTTGTCCATTTTCATTCCGTAAGTGCTAGTATTGGCGGGGGGTTCGGGAGGTACCACCAGCGTGTCTATATCACGTATGTAGCCAAGATATTGAGATACTCCTGACCGAATTTGACCTACGGCTGTTTTAATTACCAGGGCGTTCATGAACTTAACTTGTTCGTTTACATTTGTAGCATGATTACCCGCGTTGTTGATGAATACTACGCGCATGATTGCGTACAGGTCGCTAGCATTTTGGTAATCGATAGACATACCCGTATTGTTTTTGAACGTCTGTCGTATGGCTCTCTGGAGTAAATTTGTGTTAAACTCCGAGAAGAAGAGTGTGTTCAAGGGAGTCTGAGTTTGTTTTATGGAGTTCAGGTTAAGGTTATCCATTTAATATAGTCCAGGAAAAAAAGTATATGTAAATTATAAATGATAGCTGCTGCTGATTTTGACGAAGCTTACAACACTAAACCCCCTAACCCAGAGAAGCCTCCTTGCAAATCCCCCGAATGTTTCGTCGCATCTTACCCCCCGGTATCTAAGCTGGGCGAAGCTGGCCCCTTTTTTGTAAATTCCAATTACCTTCAACCGAATCGCCGTGCTGAAACAGCCGGTCCCGTCCCTGTTCGTAGCAAAGATTTCAAAGGTAATTAAAAAATAGGCATGTATTATTAATATCATGCGAGTCATTAAACGGTCCGGTCATGTTGAAGACGTAAAATTTGATAAGGTCGTCAACAGGATCTCCAAATTGCGATACGAACTTTCCGATAAAGTGGACGCTTCACTCATCGCAAAACAGGTGTTTTCGTCAATGTATGACAATATTACCACACACGAAATAGATACGTTATCCGCTGAGATATGTATTGGCATGGTTACGAGTGATCCCGATTATGAGATACTCGCTACTCGCATCGTCGCGAGTAATATTCAGAAGACCGCCCCCAAAACCTTCCATGATGCTATGTCTGAATTGCATTTTGCTAACATCGTGACGAAGGAAGTTATGGACGTAGCCGCGGATGTACAAAGATTCATTTCTCCAGAACGTGATTTTGACTTTGGGTACTTTGGTATCAAAACCCTAGAAAAGGGGTATCTTCAGAGAGTCAACGGTAAAATCGTAGAAACGCCGCAGTATTTGCTTATGCGCGTGTCAATCGGAATCCACGGAGACGATATTGATTCTGTCGTGAAGACGTACGAGTCCATGTCTTGTGGTCACTTCATTCATGCTACCCCGACCCTATTCAACGCCGGGACGCATAGACCACAGATGTCTTCATGCTTTCTCACCGCCAACAAAGCCGATTCCATCGACGGTATTTATGACACTCTCAAGGAGTGCGCCCAGATATCGAAATGGGCAGGAGGGATCGGTCTTCATGTACACAACGTGAGAGCTAATAACTCGGTCATCAGGGGGACAAATGGAAAATCCGACGGTATTATCCCGATGCTTCGCGTGTTCAACGCGACTGCCCGATACGTCAATCAAGCGGGTCGCAGAAAGGGGTCTTTTGCTATGTACATCGAGCCCTGGCACGCAGATATTCTCGATTTCCTGGATATTCGGTTGAACCAGGGCGATGAGGAGGCTCGTTGTCGAGATCTGTTTAGCGCCCTGTGGATTCCGGATCTTTTCATGAAACGAGTCGAAGAAGGTGGAAACTGGTCTCTTTTCTGCCCCGATAAGGCCCCGGGTCTGTCGGATGTGTATGGTGATGAGTTCGAAAAGTTATACACAAAATACGAAGAAGAGGGTCTCGCGAACGAGGTTATTCCCGCCTCCGAGATTTGGAAGGCGATCATCAAGTCGCAGAGTGAGACTGGAACGCCTTATATGCTTTACAAGGATGCATGTAACAAGAAGAGCAATCAAAAGAACCTCGGCACGATTAAGTCTTCTAACCTTTGTAGTGAAATTATCGAATATTCGGACAAGGATGAAACGGCTGTGTGTAACCTAGCGTCCATCTCTCTTCCGTCTTGTGTGAAGAAAGATGGGACGTTTGATTACGAAAAGCTACACGCTATTTCCAAGACGCTCACGTATAACCTCAATAGGGTCATTGACCGTAATTTTTATCCTACGGAAAATACGAAACGTTCCAATTTTAGGCATCGACCGATCGGTATTGGTGTTCAGGGATTGGCTGACGCCTTCATTCTTTGCGGATATGCATTCGGAGATGAAGAATCTCGTAAGATGAATGCGTATATTTTTGAGACTATGTATCACGGTACACTCGAAGCGAGTTGCGAAATCGCGGAAAAGCAGGGTGCCTACGAGTCTTTCGAAGGAAGTCCCATCAGTAAGGGTATTCTTCAGTTCGACATGTGGGATCGTGAATCCATTCACAGTGGATTCTACGATTGGGACGCCATGCGTGAGCGTGTGAAGAAGGGGGTCGCAAATAGTCTACTCCTCGCACCCATGCCGACGGCGAGTACTTCCCAGATTTTGGGTAATAATGAATGCTTCGAGCCTTACACGACCAACATCTATCTCCGCCGCACCCTTGCGGGTGAGTTCGTGGTTGTGAATAAGCACCTCGTAAAAGCTCTTCAAAAGGTGGGCTTGTGGTCGAAAGAAATGAAGGACCTCATGATCAAGGCGGGTGGATCTATTCAGAACATTACTGATATTCCCGACGATATCAAACGTCTTTACAAGACTGTATGGGAAATTAGTCAGAAGGTTATTATTGATATGGCGGCTGATAGAGGTGTATATGTTGATCAAAGTCAGAGTATGAACCTCTTTGTTGAGAACCCCACCCTGTCCAAACTATCCTCTATGCATATGTACGCATGGAAAAGTGAGTTGAAGACCGGGATGTACTACTTACGAAGTAAAGCAAAGGCTCGACCAATCCAGTTTAGTCTTGAAGCTGAATGTACAGCTTGTTCAGCTTAAAGTTTTAGACGTATAATCAAGTATTATGGCAAAATTTCATACCCTCATCGATAATTTGGATATCCTTGAATATGATGGGCGGAAGATCTCTTTCAGTACGAAAGATGGTAAACCTGTCCGTATTCAAATTCCCAGAATGTATATGCCTTTCGGCATTTCCGGTTTTACACCACCCGTGGGTAACACCAAATGGAATGTCGACTTTTCTATGAAAGGATACGATGAAGAGGGTAACTACGTGAAAGCGTTTTATGATACACTACAAAAGGCTGAACAGCTAATCATAGAGGAGGTGAGTAAACAGAGTGAAAAAATCTTTCACAAACACATGCCCGTCGAGGTTTTGAAACCTATGTTCAATTCAAATTTGAAACATTCACCAGATAGGGAACCCAAGTTTAGAATCAAGGTTGATACAACGACTGACGGTATGATCAAACCGGGTATTTTTAACAGTGATCGTGAGCATATGAAAGATGCCCCAACTGATAAATTGTATGCACGAAACTCGGGGGTAGCGATCGTAGAGATGTGCAGTGTATACTTTTTGAACCGACAATTCGGAGTCACCTGGAAGTTGCATCAACTTGTTGTGCATGAGCCACAACAACTTAAGGGTTTCCAATTCGTTTTAGACTAATTACTTACTCTCTAAGAGTAAACTATATATAAACTGAGCTTCTTTTAATAACTTTCCTTTTAAAACGCTATACTTATTTGGGTCAAGCTTGAGCTTGATTTTTGCTACACGGACAGCTTCATCCCATTTAGCAAGAGTCATCCTTTACTATTTACTTCATTTTTTTTATGAGCGTCTTGTACTTCTTGGTACCCTTCTTGGGGGCAAGCTTGAAGTCACCCTTCTTCGCGGGCTTGAAAACCTTGACCATGGCGGAAGCACCCTCCTTCTTCATGCGCTTCTTGGCGGCAGCGACGGCAGCCTTGCTCTTGATGTTACCATACTTATCCTGAACGAGATCCTTCTTCACAAGACCGCCGGGTGTGTGCTTGGCGGTACCGTGGAAAACTTCGGCGCGAGAACCTTCGGCGGTAGCGTACATTATTATATACTATATCACTGGAAAATTTTCCTGATGGCGTCGATGGATTTTTCATATTTTATCGGAATTTGGTGTTCAACCCGTTCATCGTTAAGAACTTCTGCACACACCTGAGCTTTGTGACCCTGGAGCGCCATCATGGCGAGATCGACACTTCGCACCGTAGGAGTATCGCTGTATAGGTATTTTTTCACGAAGACTTCTCGAGTTTGGCCTGTTCGGTGACATCTCCCAATGGCTTGAAGTTCCGTAGCAGGGTTCCATGACGGCGCCATGATGTATACACGACTCGCGCATTGGATGTTGAGTCCTACACCACCGCACTTGATCTGCACGATGAGAACACTTCCATCCGGAGCCGCCTTGAATTGTTCGAGACGAGCATGACGCTCATCTTTCTCGACCAATCCATCGATCCTGAAAACGCGGTCCTTGAATACATGCTCGAGGTGATCCATTTCACCGCGGAATTGGCAAAAGATCACAGCCTTTTCCTCTGGATGTTGAGAGATATCATCTTTCAGAGTATCAATCTTCTTCGTACTGTGTTGCCATATGATTCGTTCGACACCCTGTTTCTTGGTCATTCCATCGAGGTAGAGCTGAGGCCACGTCATGGTCTGACGCACACGGAGAAGGCACTCCAGAATCTGCATAGTCCTTGAACTGATGGAGATGGCCACATTTTTGAGTTCACTGATGAATTCCTGTGACTCGAAGAATGCCTGTTCATAGATGCGGCGCTCTTCATCATACATCTGGAGTTCCACGTTCTCAAAGTGACAGTGTGGAAGCTTTCCAACACTATCAGCTTTGGTGCGTCGAAGGATGTAGATATCCCTGATCTCGTCGTACATAGCTTGCACGAGATCCTGAGAAAATCCCAAGAACATACAAAGTGATACAAAATCCTCCATCGAGTTAAATACTGGAGTACCCGTAGCGAGCCAACGAATATCTGCGTCGAGTTTGTAAATGGCCTTGAAAGTCTCGGACTTGCGATTGCGAATTTCATGGGCTTCATCGAGAACGATGCGATCCCATTTGATCGCGTGAAGAATAGTCTTCTTGTTGTAGACAAGACTGTAAGGACACAGAACAATGTCTACCTTCTTGAGATCTTCGACGTTGGTCGTGCGATTGGGTCCGTCGTAAACGTGAGTAGAGAGACCTGGTGCAAATTTGGAAATCTCTGTACTCCATTGAGTGACGATCGTTTTGGGAACCACAATCAGTGTGTGGGGCTTTGGATTCTTGAGCAAGGTCGCGATGATCTGGATCGTCTTACCGACGCCCATCTCATCACATAAAAATCCTCCTTTGGGACCCGAGGTCTGGTGTTCCATACCATACATCCACTGCACACCGTCCACCTGGTACGGGGCGTAAAGAGTGCCGTTGAGAGTGTATTTGTTCATGTTCGTTGAATGTTGGTTGTTTGTTTGATATAAATATAGTTATTCATCATCTAACTTAGGTGTCTTATATGATTGTAACGAATAAGCAGCCATAAGAATGTAAAACACCGTGAGAGCTACCTCGGTTTCGACAAACACTTCAAGCAATGATTTCACATACTCAATGGATGGATCGGTGTTATTATAATAATCTACTACGTATGGTACTACACGAGTTATTCTCGTTTGTCTATTTGTTTTAATGAGACGTGTAGTTCGCCTGCCTATGACCGTGCTCACGCGAACTAAACGCCCCACTCCACTCCGACTTTTTAACATACTTATTAATTGCTGTGATAATCGTCGTCTGGATCAGACGCTACTTCACAAACATGTACTTTCTCTTTTAATACACGTTTCTTCTTCTCTTTTGGTTTTGGAAGTTCATCAAGATGTTGACGATAATACACTACTTTATCCCAAAATTCTTTCATCACGGGAAAGTACTTCGCCCACCATTCACGATCCCGCTTGACGTTGACCACATCAAATTCCTCCGGTTTTGGCCAATTCGTGGCCGCGGGTTTGTATTGAATGAAGTCCGCCTCCTCTAGATCTAAAATCTCCATACACATTTGGAGCTGAGGCATATAATGACCCGGAACTTCACCCGGAATAATAGCTCTTTGTGGAGGACACTTAATTTCAACGAGTTTACCCGACTCACTCACACCATCCGGGCTTCCGCCTAAAAATTTATGTACCGGATGAGGACATAAACCTATCTCATGAACAACTTCATTGTGACGCTGTTCGTATAGGATACGGGCTTCATCTTCATACAATTCTCCGTGGCGTGTAGCTGCATTCCCCGTGAACTTTTCCCCTAATCCACACTTTTTCAAAAGTAGATCATCGGGTGTAGAATATGGACACTTTCCAATAGCTGTCGCTGCATCACTTGCCGTGAGCATGTTTCCTCTTAAATTTAGCCACTCCTCGGACTTCTGGGGTGCATACTCCCTCTCGATCAACGCTTTCACTGTCGGATGCATTAGTTAATTTACCCTCCAAATGTTTAAGTACCGTACGAATATGTCTCTGAGAATATACTTCTCTTTTTTGCTTTTTATCGTTCTTGGTAACTCGCTTTTTCGGGGTAAAGTCTTCCCCCTTCATTGTTGAATGTATCCGTTGTTTTGATGGTTCGACTTAGGTGGATAAAAGAATGCACGAGCAGCATTTTGTTCCGCCTGCTTTTTACTCTTTGCAAAGCCATATCCCATGCATACACCATCTACAAAAACAGCTATGTGGAATATTCCATTTTCATGAGAGGCTATATTATACACGGGAAGACTGAGCCCATTTGATTGACAATATCTCATCAGATGATCCTTAAAATTATCGTCAACCATGATCGACTGGAGATTCACGTAAGTAGGGTCATTGTAAATGCGCAAGATGAATTCTTTTGCGTGCAGTAAACCTAGATCCATGTAGATAGCACCCACGAGAGCTTCAAACACATCTTCCAAAATCTTAGGGTTATGAATCCATTGATTGCGCATACCCTTTTCATCCATCCGAATCCACTTGTACAACTCAAGTTTAGAGGCAATACCGGCGAGTGTTTCTCCACGCACGAGTTTTGTTCGTGCTTTTGTTAAAAAGCCTTCCTGTCTATTTTCGTATTTATCATATAAGAATTTAGTGATCACAAAACCGAGTACGGAGTCACCAATAAATTCCAAAGTTTCAAAAGAACCATTTAACGTTTCGTCCTCTTTTAGGGCGCTTTTATGTGTAAATGCTTTTTGGTACAAATCTATGTTAGATATTTTTGTACCAACAAGGTTTTCAGCTGAGACCTTATCGATCATGTTTTATATGTTATGTGTTTATTTTTTTAAGTAGATGATTTAGGCCTCGACCTTGGTGTAATGAGGGCTGAGGTACTTCTGAAGGTTGAGGAAAGTGACCTGAACGTCGGCGGGGGGCTTGAGAAGATCGCGAAGCTTCTGGTCGAGGACGAGAACGCGACCGTTGTCGGGGTGCTTAAGACCGTTGGCCTTAACGTACTCGTTGATAGACTTAGTTACAGTGCTGCGAGAGACGAGCTGACCCTCGGGAAGACCCAGGAAAGTACGGAGCTCCTCGGAGATCTTTTGCTCGCGGTTAAAACCGTTGTTCTTGGCGCGCTTAGCAGACTTCTCGCCGTTAGGGTCGTCGAGCTTAGCCTTAATCTTTCTGACGATTTTGGTGAGCGACTTAAGTTCATTACGGAGAGCGGTAATCTCAGCGAGGCATTCGTTACGGTTGCACGCGGTATCAGTAGACATTATGTATTAGATAAGCCGTTCGTCTTTAAGTGTGTTGATATCATCAGCAAACGATTGTTTGATGTATAAAAATATTGATCTATATTAATGGACGTAAAATTATACTCTAAACAAACGATCGATCGTTTCAGGAGTGAAAATTTATTTTTCAGGGATGCGAAATTGAAAAAATATTTCGACAGGAATGAGGCGAGGGATTTGGGTAAATTTAGGAAGAGGATGCGCGATACATATGGATCTAAATCCTTTGAAAAGTTCGTGTACGTGTTCGTCACGGATGCATGCCGTGACATAATTTTGAATACGATAGGAGAAATCAGTGAATATATGAAAACGATGGGGGATCTTATCGTAAGTGGTGGAGAAGCATTTAATATGTACATGCCTTACAATGAACGAATTGTTACGAGTGATATAGATGCTAAGTTTGTACCCAGAATTGCATACGATGCAAAATATTTCGGTAAACTCCAAGCCGTTAAACTGATTTTATGGGATAAATTGGGGCAGGTTGCTCAAAAGTTAAATCAGAGAGTAAAAACGCGAATCATGTCCATGGATAAGAAAATCATTAAATTTTTGGGTATAGGATTTAAGCAGAAGGGTGCATTTGTTACCAGACGATATACTCTCATAAAAAAGAAAAAGACGCGAGCCAATAACAAACCCGGGAAAGGTGATATTTTTATAGATGTGGAGTTATTTGCATTAGATTTAAATATACGATTCTTTTCGCCAGAAAAGGGGAGGATCGAAGACGTCACACTGGGTGGATTTTTGGACATACCTTTTATGCGTCCTCGCGAATTTGGATACGATGTTATACGAACTCTCCGCAAAGGTATCACATACAGGAACGTTGCAACCAATAAGATGATAGTAAATAAAAAGGTATTTGCTGCAAGTAAAGAATTTTTGATAGACGATATCTATCTCATGCACACTTTGAAACTCCGTCCAGAGAAGAAAGAAAAGGATAGACAAAGACTTATACGATTGGCGAGGTTATTCGATAAAAGAATTAAGTTATCAGACACGATTGAATCGGTTGTTAAGCGTCTTCGACCTAGATTAAAAAGAAATCGTTCTACCAGGGCGCCTGTACACAGGAAAGTGTCTATTTCCAAAGCCTTGAAAGTTGATCCATATAAATACAAGAAGTTTACAACTCAGCCAGCCGCCGATCGCCTTTCTAAAAAGATTGTTCATGGATTAAACCCAGTAACCAAGAATAACATAGTAGAAGGATACGAGCGTTCAAATGGTAACCAACGGTTTAATTTACAAAATTTAAAGTGGAAAAGGGCTAATAACAATGCATACGTTAAAAATGAATTTGCATTAAGACCCGTTAACGCTAAACCTATCCCAAAGAATCTAAACGTTCAGCAGACATTATATGGGTTTAAACCTAGACGAGATGGTTGGGTGCCCAAACCATTATTACAACGTTCAGCAGCAATACCATTTATAGGTTTAAAGAAATGATACGTATATCATGTATAAATGATTTACGATACCCCTACCAAGGGAGAAGATGGCCTTTATCACGTCCGTGCTTTTACCGATGAGCGTAAGCGTGTATTTGTTCAACTCAACGATGTACGCATCGTAGAGACCGCGGAACAGGATCTCACGTTTGAACCCGCTGACTTCTCTAAGATTGATGAGATTCATGCGGTTAATGTTCAGAACGCCATTGAAAATGGTGAGACTTGGTTTGGTCGTAAGCTAGCTGATAAGACTATTAAGTCTGCTTATATCAGGGATGATACTCTCTCAGCCGAACTTATTCCTAATACTAAGGTATTTAGTTACGACAAGGAGCCGGTAGAATTTGGGGCGGTTGAGGCTGGATCGCAATGTTCCATCATCGTAGAATTTTCCGGTCTTTGGTTTGCTAAGAAGGCATTCGGTCCAGCATGGAATATTGTTCAGGTCAGGCTAGCTAAGCCCGACGATCCCGATCAGGAGACTTTCGATGAAACTTATCCAGACGACTATATGTTCGAGGATGACCAATAAAAAAATTTATATACAGTATATAACAAACGATGTTACGTAAGTTGTCTAAGTCGCCTTACTTCCGCATGTTCCTTCTCTTAGCTTTCGCCGTGGCTTTCGCCGTTCTCGCGGAAAGATTAAGCCGTCCGGAAAAATACACGTCCAGCTACGCGACCATCGAAACTCCCCCCGTCGGTCCTTCCCCCAAGGGTGGTTCCGCGATGAAGGCGGGTACAGGTCTCGCCTCTTCTCTTCTCCCCCGTGAGGTAGCTTCCCAGGAGGAATTTGGTGAGTTCGCGCCCGAGGATATCCTCGCTGGTCAGAACTTCCTCGAACCTCGCCAACAGATTGGTATTCCTGAGACTACCGGTGGCGCTTTACGCAACGCCAACCAGAACATACGTGCCGAGCCCCCCAATCCCAAGGAGGCCTTTACGTGGAATAATTCTACCATTGCGCCCGACTCCATGCAGCGCCCCCTTGTCTAAAATAACTTAAAGGTTAATACAATACTTAAAGTATAATATGTCTAACATCCCAGCCGACGATCTTACAAACAGCGTCTCTAAACTGGTTGAATTGAATCAGCAGATTAAAGAAGCTCGATCTGATATCAAAGTCCTTTCTCAAGCAGAAAAGGCACTTAAGTTGCACATCAAAAAACTGATGGTAGATAACGGTCTCGACGTCATCAATACCAAGACTGGTAAAATCACGGTTAAGAAGAGTGTACGCAAAGTTGGTCTTAATAAAGACACGATCAGGGAAGGACTTAGTGTCTTTTTCGAAGGAAACGAAGAACAAGCAGAAACTGCCTTAAAGGTAATCGTCGAGAGTTTACCAACAAAAGAAACATCGACTATTTCCGTCACCGGATCTAAGAAAAAGACTACATCTGAATAATGGTTTGGAATCAGTACGTGTTCGAGGCGACTACAGGCAATGATGCCGAATATGAAAGTGATAATGACGTATTTGAAAATGAACACGAACACACAATCGAAGATTGGGAAATTGAATACTCAGAAGAACTTCGTCATATGTGGAATACCGTAAAGACGTTGTTTTATGATGCACATATCGAGCATACAGGAAGATTTTGTGATTTTGTCGAGTTTTGCTATATCGAGCATGACTATACAGGACGTGTTACGTGGGAATGGGAGGAACAGACTGCATGGTATGAATCCCGACTGATTCATGTTTGGAAACATATTAAAAGGATAGTACAGGAAAATGGATTAAACACTCACATGTTACGTGGTGCTTCGTTTGATAACTTCGTCCACTATGCTAAAAATATTATGTGTATATATTAAATGTTTCCTCTTATTACCTCTCAGAAGGTAGCTATTCCCGCTATTCTTTTCCTTGCGCTCAGCCCGGGTATGATCCTCAAGACAGATGGTACTAAGATTTCTTTCAAGAACATGAGCACCGATCGCCTTTCCGTGTTTTTCCACGGTCTTGTCTTCTTCCTTGTGTATTCCTTGATCGCTAAGGCTATGGGTATCGTTCTTACTCAGAACGATCTCCTCGTGACCACCGCCCTCTTCATGGCTCTCAGCCCTGGTATGCTTCTTACCATCCCTCCCGGTAAGATCATGTCTGGTAAGACTTCCCAGTCTGCCGTCGTTGTGCACGCGGTCGTTTTCGCGGTAGTGTTCGCTCTTTTACGCAAGCAATTTCCTAAGTTCTATTAAGTGACTCAACATGGAATATCTCGCCATAGGTCCAGCCTCTATGGGGCTTTTTACTTTCTTAGGACGTTTAAAACGGTTTGAAACCGAACTAAAAAATATAAAAGAGATCTCTGGCGCATCAGCTGGTGCTTTGTTGGGTACGTTTTTGGCCTTGGAAATCCCACTTGATGATGCATTCGACAAGCTCATGACATTAGATATAGCGGGATTGGCCAAATACAAGTTACGATCATTTATAAGAAACTTTGGGTTTATAGACTGTGAGAGTGTAAGAAATGCCCTTATAGATATGTATGAATGTAATCCAACGTTTAGTGAATTGAAAAAGAAGTTATATATAGCCGCATATAATTTAAACAGGGGTAAGACAGAATATTTTTCGGTGGATACGCATCCGGACATGCACGTCGTTGATGCTATTTGTATGAGCATCTCGATACCTTTTATCGCATCTACGAAACCTTACAAAGGAATGATATATTTAGACGGTGGTACGAAGGAGATAACTCCTATAGAACCGTTTATAGGAAAGCCAGCGCATAAAGTCGTTTCATTTACGTTACGAAATGAACAAAAATATGTAGAAAAAATAAACAGTTTATTCGAATACGTGAGCGTGTTTTTAAACCGTATCTTAGATTTTAGAGTAGAACCATACGAGAAGCTAAACATAAAAGAAATACCCGTTACCACAGGTGATTTTAACCTCTTTAAATTTAACATGTCCCATGATGATAAATTACGTATGTATTTACATGGTTTTAACCAATGACTTCCCACTTGCTATATTATTTTGTGTGATTATAACAAGATGGACGTTTGTGATCCTGATGCAAAGACCGAAAATATCAGGAAACTGATCAAGCTTCACACAGGACGTACAGTCGACGTATCGAGAGACAGGATATGCGACATTATGAAAGATGTGAAACAAGGTAATTTACCACTCCCACCTCTCGCGCTTACACGGGATAAGAAGTATCTTCTCGACTCCAAATCCCCGCTTACGCAAAAGGACTACGAGACTTTATACAAGTCTAACCTTTCGTCAAAGGATGCGAAGCGTATAGCTAAGAAGGTTGGTCTTCTTAACGTAGACAAAACTATAGCTGAACTTAAGGATGCTATCGGCAGAAAGTTGTCGAGCGTGAGCGTGCGTGAACCTATTTTATTACCCGGCTCGCGTGTAAAAAGAGAGAAGATTGTAAACAACGAGTTTAATACTATTCGGAATAACGAAAATATTCGTAACAATAACGAAAATAGGAACCGCAACAACGAAAATCGTAACAACGAAAATCGTAACAACGAGAATCGTAACGAGAATCGTAACGAGAATCGTAATAATGAGAAGAATCAAAATAGACCGAATATCAACAGTGCTAGAAGGGTGACTAATATGTCTAGTACTATACGTTCTCGTCACGAGGATCGACTCAAGAGATTTGGTAGCGCGCGTCAAAACCGGAATAGAAACAGGGTCGACAATATGGGTCGACGGTTAGAAAGAAATAACCGTAGAAACGAAGAAAGACCTAGACGACGTGGGTTCTTCGGGCGACTTTTTGGGGGTAGCACCAACACTTCGACAAACAAACTTAATACACAAATGAAAATTGCGCAGATTAAGCGTAATACACAAAGACAGATTTCTCATCAGAGAGCCGTGCAGGCTCGATTACGTCTGAGAGAAGCTAAGTTAGCGAAGAATGCTATTTCTGAGGCTGAACGTGAAAAGAGGAAGGCGACCAACGAAGTGACCAAGATACAAAACAATAAGCACCTTCTCGAAGTCGAACTTAATAAACGTGCGACCAATTCACGTAAAAAGGCTAACGAGGCGGCTCAGGCTCGTCGGGAACTCGCTAGAGAAAAGTTACACGCGGGTGAAATGAATATGCGCACCGCCAATTTACGAAGACGGTTACGTACACGCGTCACATCATTGAATAATGCCGTCAGAAACCGTGATAAGCTGAAGAAGGAACTTAACGAGATGAAAGCGGGCGGTGACCCCGCTAAGATTAAGGAAATTCAGAGAAAGATTAGCGCGGTTGATGGAAAGATTAAGGCTCAAGAAAAGATCAAAGCCGCTGCACAGAAATCTATAGCCACCATGGCAAAGAAGATTCGAAACGATGCCCAGCGTAATGTAGATTCTCTCGGGAAGAAGATACAGACTAAGGAGTTGTCTAAAGCATCCCGCGAAAAGGCGGGATTGAACTTCCCGGATCAGGCTTTATTGAATAAACTGATAAAGGATAAAAATACATCCAATCAAAAGTTGAATAAAATAAAAGGTCTTACAAACGATAGAGATTTACTTAATAATGCTAACGTCGGTTCCCCGGAATTCCGTAAAAAGAAGGATGCGGAAATTGCAAACGCGGAATCTTCTATAAAGAGTTTACAAGATGAACGTAAAGAGTTGGAAAAAGAACTCGCGGCCGTGAAGACTGCATTTAGCAACCAGTTTTCGAACGGTAATCGTAAGAATTTACAAAACCGTATAAATGCCGCGAACAAAAAGATCAAGGAACTCGAAGAAGAACTTCGTAAGAAACCTTCTACAGTTGTAGTTCCCGGACCTAGCCCTGCACCCGCGCCTGCACCCGCACCTAGCCCTGCACCTAGCCCTGCACCTAAACCTACACCTAGCCCTGCACCTAGCCCTGCGCCCGCGAACAACAATAGACTTCGGAAACTTGAGAATCTTATGAAAGCGCGGTCGAATTTACATGTCCAGGTGGCTCGCGCGAGATTAAGTAACATGGATGAAAATAGATTCAAGAATAGGATTAACAAAATGAATATTGGGCAGAAGGGAAATATTGAAAGAGATATTAAAGCGGCCGCCAATGTCGCAAAAACGGCACGCAACACTAAACGCGCAAATGCAATCCAACGTACTAAAAATGAAGCGGCAAAAGCTGCAAAAGAAGCTGCTGAGCTCAGGGCCAAGGGGAATATTGCGAAGGCAAGAATTGAGGCAGCGAAGGAGGCAGCGGCGGAGGCCCAAAGGAAGAGAAATGAGAAACGCAAGCAAAAGTTTGATAACCTTTTAACGCAGTTTAATAAGGATATTAACAGTAGTCAGAAAAATGCATTCCGGCAGAGGTTTAACAAAGCCCAAGAAGCTCGCAAAACCCCCAATGCGAGTCGTACTAATAATCAGAAGGGTATTATTATTCGGGGTGGATTAGCGCAAATAGCTTCAGAATTACGTAAGATAAAGGCTAATAAAAACGAAGCAGCCCACAAGGCGGCGATAACTAGGGCGAAAGCGGCCGGGAGCGCGGCCGAGGTGGCGAAGCAGAAGACGGCATACTTACAGAAAAGACAAGCTTCGTTTAATAAGATGGTACAAAATGCTAAAAATAGGCATCCTGAAGGGACGAATCAACGCACAAGGATGGAAACGTTGATTACCAATCTAACCATAAAATTTAAAAATGGACAAAACCAACGCACAATAAATGGGCAACAGAACCAATCTATCATTAATGCGGGTAAGATTCCCGAACTCGCGAAAGAGATACGTAAACTCGAACGAGAATTTAACCAGAATCAAAGAAATAAAAATGCACAAAATATCAAAAACGCGCAAGCGAAGGCTAAGAAGGCTGAAACCAATAGAAATCAAGCACAACTGGAATCTAAAAAATACAAAGAACAATCTCAAAAATACAAAAACAAAACAAATTCCCTTTTACAACAACGAAGGACCTTGGTCGGTCAGAGAAATGCGGCGAAACAGGAACTGGAAAAGGCGAAACAGAATCTTGCTAACGCATCGAACCAATCAGAGGCGGCACAAAAAGAAGCCAAAGCAAAACTCGAGGCGGCAAAGGCTGCGGAGAAGGCGGCACAAAACGAACTTGCAAAATCGAAAAATGCGAGTAAATTAGCCAACAAGAAGAGGGAACTCACAAATTTAGCGAGGGAGCAAAGGGTGTTACAAATTCTCGCACCCAATGGTCTCACACCTAACGGTTTCGGTCCTAGACGACCTTTCTCGCGCGTCATAAATGGATTAACCGTGAACGATTTAGCAAACGGTGGATTGGCCGGTAAACTACCGAATCAAATACAAGCGGCGGGAACGGCCAAAAAGGCGAACCAAAATGCAAAGAAAAAAGCCGAGATGGAAGCTGCTGAAAAGAGGCGTCTAGAGAAACAAGAGACAAAAAGGAAACAGAAAGAGGCAGCTGCCGCGAAAGCTAAGGCAAATCAAGAGAAACGAGAGAAACAGAAGGGTAGTGTAATAGAAAGCATAAAAAAAGCACAGAACGCGTCCAAGGCGAAGGTGCGGTTGCGAGAGAGGCTTAACGATATGAAGAAGGTCATCACAGAGAAGAGGGCGAAAGAAAACAGAATAAAAAAAGAATGTGCGTCTAATCCATACCTCGAACAATGCGGCGAGGGCGCCATTGCTGCACGCAAGAAGGCGGCTGAAAAGAAAGCATACAAACAAAAATTAACGAAACTACTGAACAGTTACAATAATAGATTAGGAAGTCTTGTTGATGCTAAAGGTAACCCGTCTTGGCCAGGAAAGAAAAATGAATTGTTCAAGAAATACGCGAATACTATTACAAATGATAAGGTAATCAAGGCTGAGTTAAATAGCATGACTAAGATTCATGCGGAGAAGACGAGTCAGAGGAAAAAGGAGATAACAAAACTACTGAACAGCTACAATAATAGATTAGGAAGCAAAAAATGGCCAGAAAGGAAAGGGGCCCTTCTCAATAAATATATGAAAAGTACTAAAAATCTTGAACAGGATAAAGCTAGCTTAGAAGCCCTATTGAAGCTCAAGGTGCAAGGTAAGGCGTCGAAGAAAGCTGCTAAAAATCTTGCAGCCAAAAAAGCTGCTAATAATCTCGCAGCCAAAAAAGCTGCTAATAATCTCGCAGCCAAACAAACTGCTGCGGCGACTAAAATTCAAGCAAAAGTAAGGGGTAGGCTCATAAAGGTTAAATTTGCAGAATATAAACCATTAAAAACTAAACTGGAAAGCAATTCGAAACTACCTAGAAATGAAAAGCAGAGATTGATGAACATGTTAGTCAGATCATATACAAACCAGGACCGTGACAAATTTAGGGAGGTGAGAAAAATGATAGAAAATAGAAACAAACGGGTCGTATCAAATTTAGTAACGGGGGCTATAAAAAAGGCAGCGAATAGTGAACTCATTAACGCGCGCATCGCTTATAGACAAAAGGTGGCGATGGCGGATCGCGCCGGTCTGTTTCCGACGCGACAAGAAGTTAACCATTGGATGAAACCAGGTGAAAATATTTCGTTTGATGCGAGAACGGTTAATGGTGTGCAAGGGGCGTTGCGGAAGCTTCAAGGTCACGATAAGATGTTAAATACGCGTTTAAACGAATTGAAACGCGAGAAGAATGCTAAAAATAAGAAGCCGGTCTACAGTGCTTCGAATTCGCCACCTATTAGAGGGGACCCTCGGAAGGGTGCGAACCCAAGCGGTAACGGTGTGCGCACAAATCCCCTAGCACTTGAGAAGAAGACAATTGTAACCAATCCAACATTTGCGGCAAATACTTGGAACCATAAGGCATATAAAGAAAGATTGAAAGAACACATTTCGAGTAAAAACGAATTGGCCGCTAAGAATATTCCCAAATTCAATGGTCAACGCGTCTCAAACCCGGGTTATAGAGAAAGATGGATACAGCGTGTGAAGGAGGAAGGTGATACGGCTACAAGGCGTCAGGCATTAAGAAAGATGTTCAATGCTAAATTCGAACTTAAAAAGAAACTGCTCACGAACGAAAGCTCTAACGTTAGAGGGGAGTATAAAACCTTCCCACACCCACACTCATTGAAATCATTGAAAATGCAAGTCATGCGTCCGTTTTACAGGCAAACTCAGTCTACTAAGGGCACTAATCAAAATGCCGCGATCGAGCACGCTACGAGAATAGAGAAGCATATAGAAGAGGCTAGAAACAGATACAATAAGTCTAAGAAAGCTCCTGTCGGCGCTACGAATAACAAGGCTATTAACAGTAGTAACGTGAAGATCACGTTGAAAAAGGCGAAACCTTCTCTCAAGAACATCACAGAGAAAAAGGTAATTCGACCCGCGCGTATGGCTTCTCAGATGAAACCTAAACCTGCACAGGGTCCATCGGCAATGAAGCTGAGTGTGCAAGCTGCTGCTGCTAAAAAGAATCTCGGTAAACCAATGACTAATACAGAACGGCGCGTCGCTGCTCGTAAGGCTGCTGGAGCGACTGGAAGACTGGGAGCTAGAATAAATGCTGCAGCTGTAAGAAAATCCGCTGAAGGAGCGGCCGAGGCGGCTAAGCTAGCACTCCGTAAAAAATCAGCGGTGAACTATGTCAAAACTACACTAAAGGGTCGATCATGGAAGAACGAGAGGAGATTTATAAAAGACATAGAAGCTGCGCGCACCAACACAAACATCCGAAAGGTATTGAAAGAGGCAAATGCGAAGGCCAAAAAGATTCAAAAGATATAATCAAACCTAAGTTGGTGTGAATAAAGTAAAATGCAAGCAACATGGAAATGACCGAAGAAGTTATGGAATTTATTGAGCGGGGGCTCCATCGTGACATGACCGATCGAGATATTATCGAGTGGTGTGACGACAATACCCCTGAACTAGCTGATATATACGACAAGTATCGTGATACACACTTGTCGTATAGGATGGCTGAGATGACGATGTTTTTTACGCAATCCGTGTATGGATGCGATGATGATTACGACAAAATTAGAATGTTCGTTGATCGCCTGTGAAGAGTTGAGAGTGTAATAAATTAGTAAGATTCCAAATTTGTAATTTATGTAAAGGATTTTTTATACGTTCTATGTTATTTGCATACTCTAAAAT